CGGTCGTCAGCCTATTATGATGAACGTTTCTGGCTACATTTTTGATAGCCAAGATAACTCATGGTTCACTGAATTTCTAAGCATGTATGGTCAAGTTCTTCGAGGCACAGAACTAGCTCGTAACTACGAGTTGGTTAAGCTCGTCCTGCCTAACATGTACGTGATTGGGTCATTTACTCACGTTGATTGGGGTCAGAATTCAAGCCGTGATACTGACATTCAGTTTTCATTCCAGTTTCTTGTCAAACAACTTGTACCTATTGCTATTCGTGTACCCGGCGTACCCACATCTAGTGACAGTGGTCTAATCAACTTTGATGCTATTCCTAACTTCGTTAGTCAGGCAGGTATTAACACGGTTAAGAACAGCATGTCTAGTCTACAGAGTTTGATTCAAGATCCTACGTCTACCTCAGGTCAAATTGCAGCAGGCATTACTGGCATTGGATCTGGATTAAGCGCCGGTATCTCTGATCTTGGAAATACATTCGGCGTTGGGTCTAACACATTTGGCTTTACAACTGATGGATCTGGATCAAGCGCAAGCTCATCTATAGGATCTGCTTTAAGCAGCGCTGGTGACACTATTTCAGGCATCTTCTCAAGCGTAAGCGCTAACTTGACTGGACTACGTGCAAGTCTGTTTTCACCTATATATGGTGTGCTTTCATCACTGACTAAGCTTGTTAAAAATGCAGCGGGCTCTATAAACTCGATATTCAATGCCCTTACAAGTCCTGTACGTGATATAATCCGTGCTGTTTCAGATATCAGTAACCAAGCTGTAGGCATTGTTAATCTCGTTAATCACACGATTCAAGGCCTGACCGGCCAAGTTACATCGATTGATAATCAAGTACGTATTGCACTTGGAGGTCTTAAGAACGCAGCGGGAGTTATTACCAATGCTCCTAAGACAATATCTCAGTCAATCGGTGAGCTAGTCAACTCTGGAAGACTACCTATTACTACTGGATATCTACAGAACAAACCGATGGCAAGCTTATCTTCATCGGGGACTACTCCATCGAAACTAGCATTGCTAAATTCCGGTAAGAAATACACAGCACAATCAGGCGCATCACTATGAGAAGCTATTCAAGCCTTTTAGTTTTTGAAGACATTTACGACTTCGTACCCAATCAGAATAAAGATGTAACTAGCCTGGCTAGTATGATCTTTACTCCGAATGTTCCTATTGTAGAAACGAATTGCAATACTACGCTTGGACTTTTTCAAACCGTCAACTACGAACTAGAAGGTGCTGTAGAGCTAGCTACAGGACAGATTATTAGTCGAGATAGAATCGACAATCTTCTGTTTCAAGGTATTTACTTAATAGCTACACGTACCCTCTCTACCTGTATTTCAAAAGGTGGAGTGTGCCAAGCATGCTATCATGCAAGCAATCAACGTTTAGATGTTCCTGCAATTGGAACACGAGTAATCATTCAGCCAGAGTACATTTCTTCTACCGACGTTATTAAGGCATCGGCTGGTGAAAACACATGGCCACTCAGCGCTCCTGATAACACTTATCAGTTCACATCTATTTATGTAGATGGTGTAGCTCAGGATGCCAGTACCTATACTGTTGCCAATCAGGTTCTTACGTTTAATACTCCGCTTGCTACTGATGATAACGTAGTTGTGCACTTCTCAAGCTACAATAGAGCACCTTATCTTGTTTACTTAGCAAAGACATATTCCGGTTCTCTACTGGGAATGAAACCGCTTCCTTCACAGTTACTTCCTATCCGATCACTTCTGTTGGGTAGCTTAATTCCTCAGAATAAGCTAGAATTAATTGTAGAGTATACAAAGGAAGTAGACATAATCCCACAAGAGTACAGGGATTATATAGATACAGTTAACGATACGCTTGAAAGAGCGCTTTACGTTCTTGCTATCAATTGTATCTATGCTAACGTGAACTAATAATGTCTTTATTCGACGCAATCAAAAATGTAACCATTAACACAGTGATGTCCCAGAACAAGGGATTATCAAAAATTACGAGCACGACGTTCTCACAGGCTGGGACGTCGATTAATTCAATTCGTAATCAAACACTGGGTTCGGTTAACGCCTCTCTTGGTAACACAGACTATAGCAGTCAGCTATACAATCCTGTTACCCAGATGAGCAACTTCGCCCTATCTCAAGCCACGGGGCCAGGACAGCAAGATGCAATCGCAACAGCTACCAACAATGCGTATGCTGCGGTTGACTCTAGTTTTAACGCTGCTTTCCCTTCCGGCACTAGCGTAACTCTTTTTGATATTCAAACAGCCTCGACTCAGGCAATTTCTAGTGGTGTTAGCAATTTAGCTAACTCCTTTTCAGCTATTGACGGAAGTTTCGTATCACCTGCTCTAAGTATTGGTAATGCTGCTCTTGTAGGTGCAGGTAACACTGCTGATGCATTAGTCACGTCTGTATTTAACACAGCTACAAACACAGTCAATTCAGCGGTCTCTGCTGTGAACAGTACAGTAGCAAGTGTAGTTGCAGCTAAGAATGCTATTTCCTCTGCTGCGAACTCAGCTATTGATCTAGTCTCTGGAGCCACTAGTGCAGATTCAGCCGCAGCTAGTGTATTTGGCGGTGCAGGTGTTTCAGCAGTTGATGAGGGCAAGGTTGACGGCACAGTTAATAACACCGATATTATCTATCAAGACGTCAAGCTTTACATCGAAGGCGTACAAGTTCCCTTCGAGGCTATTTCTATTTCACAAGGCATTGGTTCACTGCCTACGGCAAGTATTCAGATTCCGCCACAGCCAGGTCTGCTTGACATCGCTCGTTACTACCAACCCAAAGTACATATCTTTTACTCAGATAAGAACTACGGGGGAGATCGTCTCCTATTCTGGGGACACATCCTAGTCGGTAACTACTCTAAGTCAAGACAGAATAGTAGCTCAAGCATTACGTTCCATTGTGAACACAAGAACTCCTTGCTCTCTACTGTGACTCTGGAGTTTTCAGGCTATGCTTCAAACGCTACTACTATCCTGAATGACCAGAATCCAGACCAAGCTACAGCTAAGGTAAACAACCTGAATTCAACCTTGGCAATTATTAAGGCTTTGCAGGGCATTACAGGCCTCCAGAGCGATTCCAAAGACTTGCTTGACCCAAGTAACACAACTGTCTCTCAAGCCGATGTATCGAAGCTTAGCAAGCGTTTCCAGAACTTTGAAAAAAGACTGATAGGCATGCCTTCAGCTATAATGAACTTCTGGAATCAACTGAAGAAGGAATGCTACGCGGATATTACGCTTAATACTATTATGGCTGACATGTACATCCCTCTCGTTGAGGATGGGCTTGGTTTCTTTGACCGCATGGCAGGACACACAATAATCGAAAATCTTATCGATACTAGCAAGCAGGACTATTGTCCAGGCGGAGTCACGCCTTCATCTACTGCTAAGCCAGTGATGGTCCCTCCTGCGTACAGACTTAATAGCATTTCAGCAATCAAGTCTTCACTCGCAGTTAGCACCATCGGTAACATGCTTGGCTTCTCAGGGGAGTTGACAACGTTTCTACAGATGTTCTCTGATTTCTACTCAGCAGTAGAGTATGAGATTCTGACTCTGGCGAGCCCTGCAGAAGTTCCAGTAGATCCAGATGCTAACGTAGGTAACATGGATATTCCATCGACATATGCGTCGGTTGACAAAATGGCTATTGAGACAATCATTAAGCCACAGATTCCGTTTTACTACAGCCCTATTTGTAACGTACTGTTTCCTAAGATGTATGGAACTATCAACGTTACTCAAGATGAGTCGCAGATTCCTAGCCGTCTGTCAGCTTTCTCAGACATTATTCCAGGAAGTCAAGGCCAGATTGGTAGTCAGTATCGTGCTCCGAATTCTATCCGTGAAGCCGTAGCATACGGTGCAGCTATGTCAAATGCTGCGAAAGGCACAAACCTGCAAGTAAACCTTCAAGGTACTACTGGTCAGTCCTTTAATGTGCCTGGTAAATATGAAGTAGGCCGTGGTGTTCGTCATAAACGTATAACCCTGCCTAACTGGCTGGCACAGTTGCTAAAGGGTAAGATTCAGGACATTGGTTCACCCAATAACGAAACGTGGCCTGACAAAACTGATCCGGACTATAAAGCTCTTTGCGATCTTCATGCAGCTTGGATTGATCGATATGGTTTCGACGTTACAGTCTTTGATGACGGCACGTCAGAAGATACACGTAACACAGATAAGGATTCACTAGACCCATACTCACAGAAGTCTGATATCCATCCGTTTCAACGTCTACTCTTTGCTACGGCAGATTATGAGTATACGAAAGCTGTTGTGGCTTCACGTATGGGTAACGTTGATGGCATTTTCAATCCGTATATTGTCCCAGGTTACCCAATGGAGATTTTGGATGATTCACCTAATGCGCCAAGCTTCCATGCAATGTGCTCATCAGTGACTCACTCATTTACTTCACGTGGTATTTCGACAAGCATTGGCTTCGTTGCAGCGTGTACATATACTGAGATGGTTAACTATTACATGCAGCCACTTCATCCTTGGCTTCAGACGGCTCTTGCCATTGTTAATACTGAACCTGGTCAATCAGGCAAGTCTTCAACAGATGGTGATGGCTATGGTAATCCTCCGGATGATCTGCAAGTAAACAGCACGATTCTATTTAATGAAGCAGCTAAGTTTGCAGCCGATGAATTCTACAAGAGTGTACTTGGTGTAAGCGCAGTTGCTATCGATGATCTATACGATTTTGAAATGGGTCGAGTTATCCCTGTTAAACGCTCATCTGGATTGTTAGTTGAAAGCACGGAAACATCAAAGCCTACTGCTAATGGCGGTGAGGCTAATGACTTCTTGACAGCAGTGGGTAATCTACGTCTTGTTATGAGACCGATTGAAGGTAAGAAAAGTATTCAAACCAAGTTTGGTATTACATTTATTGATTTGACACCTACTAACTACAATCCAACATCAATCAGTTATCAGAACCCTGCATTGGATTCTGCAACATTGCTTGAACCAGGTGCTAGCCTGTTCTTGGATTATCAGGAAGTTGCTGACTTCATTAATAACTCTGTTGCAACAGCTAAAACAGAAGATACGACATCCAGCTCATCTGAAGTTGGTGGTCACGTAGCTTAAGGAGTAAAATAACACTATGTCAATCGCATCAACTATCACAGACGGATTCGCAGCCCTTGGAGAAGTTAAAGGCGGGCTGCCTAGAAGCGTTAATATCCCGACTAACATTTACCAATCAGGTATGTTGTCTGACACCTCATGGGCAGACGACTGCTTTGTCTATCAGAAGTTTTCTGCTAGGCTTCAGGCCTATATGATTGGTTACGTTAACAGCGTTTACTCTAACTACAGCGTTTATCTATAATGGAAGAAACAGAAAAGCCCGCATGGATCGATTATCGATCAAAAGACCAAGAGCTATACGACCAGTGGAAAAAGACTGGGAGTAAAACTCATCTTGGCGCTCTAGTTAATCAGCTTAGCGGCGTTATTTACCAAGAAGTGAATCGTCAATCAGGTAGCTTGCCTAGTGCTGCTTTAAGTGCGGAAGCTAAGAAGTGGGCTATTAAAGCTATTCACAGCTACGACCCTGCAAAGGGTACACAGCTCTCTACTCACGTTACGAATTATCTTCAGCGCGTACGCCGTCTTAATTACAAGTATCAAAATGCAGTGCGTCTTCCCGAGAATATGCAACTCTTGTACAGAGATTGGAACTCTGCAAATCAGGAGCTAGCAGATCAGCTTAATCGTGATCCTACTGAGGAAGAACTTGCTAAAGCGTTGGGTTGGTCAAAGCCTCAAGTTATCAAGTACAAGAACTCTCTTTACTCGGACTTGGTTGAATCAGCATCCGACAAACCAGCAGAATTCACTCAGTACAACGAGAATGCTGAGCTTATGGCATATCTTATGAGTCAGCTATCTTCTGATGAAAAATTTATTTTCGACAACGTTAAAGAAATGCCTGCACCGAAGATCGCAGAAAAGCTAGGTGTGAACATCAATCGCTATAATTACATCAAGAAACAGTTGATTAACAAAATCGAAAAAACCAAACGAGAAATCGGACTATAATGGCAATCGACGCTAATTCGGCAGTAGGCCAAGCACAAAATATCTACAATAGCTTGGCTAAATACTTTTCTGACATGACTACATATCTTGGCAGTGGAGGCGCTTGTCCGGATTTCAACGATTATGTTGGTACGATTGATTTTTCAGAGCTTCACCGAGTAACAGCTATGGCTCAATCAGGCAGCTCCAATTATCCAAACGGTGCTGCTATTGAGAGTATTCATCACATCACTTCTGTTCTGCGCGAGTTTGCACTTCGTACAAAGAACAAGGCTCAATACTATGGTGATGGTCAAGGTGAAGCTACTGACGAATCTAATTACTACGCTACGCTTAAGACTTCTACCGTAAGTACGTTAAGCGGGATCGTAACACCTGGAGGTACAATGTAATGGCTGGTTTAAACTTTAACTTTAACCAACGTATCGGTACGACCTCCAACCTGCCACAAGGCGGGACTTATGACTTGCTATTTATTTCGTTTCCAGGTGGCTTCCCACAGAGCCAACTTATATTCGAAATTGCTGATACTCCGCGTAAAGTAACAGGTCTCCAGAAAGTAGCTCAGATGTTCCTGAAACTTCTCTTTACTCGTAAAGGTAGCAATGTTATCATCCCGGCTCAGGGTACGTTCTTCTCAGACTTCGTAATTAATGCAAATCGTGTTGAAGATACTGACACTACTTTGATCGCTGATCTAACTGAGCAGATTACCGATGCGCAAGGTCAGTGTCAGTACATTATGAATACCACCGATTCTGACGTTGCAAGTCAATTAAAGACTGTGCAAATGCTCGGTATTGACGTAACCAAAGAATCAATTGTTATCTATCTGCGTATTCTGACCAATGCCGGAGCTATGGCTTCTATCGCCGTACCGTTCCCACAATTGGATCTTCCTCTTTCAGATCAAATGTCTAAGTAATAGGGCTGGTGCGTTGCATGTAGAAGGATTAAACTACTACAAGTAACGTACTGACCTATAACTATGGCAAATTTCTACTCTGTTCTACCTGGCCTTCAACCCTCAGCGCAAGATATTCTTGAAGCCGAGCTTCTAGCCAAGCAAATTCTTGAAGCACAATATCCAGACCTAGACCTCCGAGAAGGTACAGGGCTTCGTGATATGGTTCTGCGACCATCTGCTATGCTACTGGCACTGGTTCGTCTTGGTATCGATTACTACTTTGCTCAGAACACTATTGCTGGAGTAAATGATACTACTCCTACTAGCATCGTTGATAACATTCTTTCAAACTGGTTTATTAACCGTAACCTTGGTACTCGTGCTGTTATTAGCGCACGTCTATTCTTTGCCAAGCAAAAGAACGTATCTCTAACGACTGATATCTTTTTCTCAACCGATAACATCTCTAAGTTCTTCCCTCAGGCTGCAGTTACATTCAGCTCAGGCACGCTTACATATGATGCTTTCCAAAACGAATACTATGTTGACGTTGACCTAGTTGCAGAAGCAGAAGGAACACAGTACAACATCGGTTCAGGCTCACTTCTTTACTTCTCTAACTTTGATCCGTACTTCCTTCACGCAGAAATTAACTTCCTGAAGGATACTTCAGTATCATCAGAGACTAACGAAGAGTTTATTACACGTGCTCAGAACGCTATTTCTACACGTAATCTGATTAACGATCCATCAATCAGTTCAAACCTGCAGAATACCTTTAACTTTCTGGATAAGATCGTTTCAATCGGTATGGGAGATCCTGAAATGATTCGAGATCAGATTCAGGCTGTATTCACAGGTCAGCTAGCACAGCTCATTACTCAGCTTACCAGCTCAGGTACTACTGCGACTGCTACCTTGGCTAATCACGGCTACAACTCAGGCCAAACTGTAACCATTGCAGGTGGTGCTCCGACGACATACAACGGTTCATATACGATTACCGTAGTTGATACTTCGCACTTCACGTATCAGATGGCTACGGCTGCAACTAACGTAACAGTTCTTCCTACTGTTCAGGCTGTGAACTCACCATTGCTTATCCATAACGGCGGCATGGTTGACGTGTACTGTGGCAACACCATTGCTACGTCAATCGTACAGGTTACAACAGACGATTTTGGTGATGCTGACTTGACTGGCGCAATCTACAACTTCACACGTAGCTCTGTAAGCGGTGGAAGCTCAGACGATACTATTCCTTTTCTAGCCACGATCTCTGCTTCAAGCACGACGGTTGCAGCTAATCTAGGTCTTGTTCACGTTGCTTCAACTAGCCACGGACTATCAACTGGCCAAATGGTTACAGTGTCAGGTCTTGTTGAAACGTTGCCTATTACTTCGATTTCATGCTCGGCAATTACTGTAACTGTAGTTTCTGCTAACCACGGTCTGACAAGTGGTACGTCTGTAACCATTCAAGGCGTAACACCGATTCAGTACAATGGTACGTTCCCGATTAACGTAGTTGATGCTAATACTTTCAACTACATCGTATCATTTAACATTGCAACGCCCGGTTCTGGCTCATCAATGCTTATTGCCAACCCATCGCTTACAGGACAGTTTTCTGTAAACGTGCTAAGTGCAAATGCGTTTGACATTGTAATGCCTGGCCTTTGGACAAATGCTACCGTCACTAACAACATCGTTATTAACTATGCTGTACCATTTACCTTTAAAAACAAAAATACGCAAAGCCAAGCTATTACTGCGCTTACTTGCACAGGTACTACTGTTACCGTAACAATTCCTAACCACGGAATTACTGAGAACCGCTATGTGACAATTCGTGGTGCAACTCCATCCGATTACAACGGTACATGGCTAGTAACTAACGCTCTTAATAAAGATCAGTTCCAATTCACAGTTCCAGTAACTATCGGAAGTCCTGGTTCAAATGCAGTATGTGATTCTGTTATTCCTTGGTTCGATTATGGTTTTAGCTCCCGTCAAGACTTGGTTGTAAGCTTTGGTTCACTCTATGCTAATCAAACAGCAAGTTTCCAAATCAGCTTCTTTGATAACGTTGATAGCGTACAGTCATATCTAGAGAACTCAACAAACCGTGTACTGTGTGGAGATTTGCTTGCTCGTGGATTTAACTTCTACTTGATCGATCTGTCAGTAACTGGCTATAATGGCGTGTCCCCAGATGCGACCGTAATTACTGAAACTACAAAGAATTTCTTCAGTAATATGAATCCAGGTGATACCTTGATTCTTTCAGATCTTATGGCTCAGCTTTCACTAGCCGGTATTACGAATATCAAGACTCCGCTTGGCGTAGCTTACACTCATTACACTCGTGACTTGATTCCTGCAACCACAGGTATGATCACTGACTATCTAGATCCAGCAGATAGAACTAACATCTTTATACTGAACACTGTAACAACGAATAACCAAACAGTTTAACTATGACTCGTGCTAACTTCACTGAAAACGGCCTGAACATCGGGCAGAACCTAACGAATATGACGTACCTATATGGTATTTCAGATTTCTTCACGGTTCTGTTCGAGGATACAGACCGTATGAACCTTATCCTTGAAGCTGGCACAGAAGGGGCTGCAGAAACTTACAGCAAGTTCTTGCAGCTTACCTCGTCAATTAGTCTTGCAACGATTCAGGAAACTATTGGCTCATCTATTGAGCTTGTTATTCTTCCTGCATCCAACGCAGTGCAAGGCCAAGTAAACACGTACAAGGTCGGCAAGGCAATTACCTCAAGTCGATACATTGCTAACCGTCCATTTCTTCCCACGGTAATTCTTGAGGAAGACGTTGACTATCATCTAGAAACAGCACTTGACGGAACTATGAATGTTCGCTTTGCTGCTGACATTTCAGATAAGGGCTTTTCATCTAACACAGATGTCAATGGCGTTCGTCAGTATGCAATGTGGTTCGTAGATGCAACAATCGATGAAAACCTTATCTCAACGATGTTCGGTGATTTGATTGGCGTTGATCCTGAGAGTTCAACTGATGCATTCTACAACTTCGTTTACGGCCTATACTACGTATACGTTAATGGCCCTACTCTTGATTTAGTTCGCAAGGGATTAAACCTTGTTCTTGGCATGCCTTTGGCTCGTGCAAATGAGACTGTTCTTGATGTTCGTAACTATCTTGAGACTGACCAGTACATCGTTATTACTGACCAGAACCAATATCTAATTCCTTTCGGGGTTGTTCCTAACGTTGTACCGGGAGATAGCATCGTCACAGGTCAAGAGTTAGCTCAATGGGTTGAGATTCAGGATTACCTGAGTGATGGAGAGTGGTGGCTTAATTTACAGATTCCAGCTTCAATCATTCCTGAACTACCGGCTGGTCAGAAGGATAGATTTGCAACTGAAGGTAGTCACTTCGACTATCTAATGCGCAACTACCTAAAGAAACACACGTTTCTAGTAAACGTGAAGGTAGACTCGTTTAAAAATATTCAAACGTTCCAGCAGCTATCGGACATTATTAACAAAGTAAAACCTACGTACACTCAGCCGATTTACGTTTGGTCTATTACTGCGATGACAGAAGAGCTTACTCTAAGCGATGATCTGTCTACGTACCGTGTTGATCCTAGCCGTTGTGAAAAGATTCAATATCCTATCGCTCGTATGCGCAGGGATAATACTGATGACCCTATTAAGCGTGGTTGCCCTACGTTCATTCGCTCTAACGTACCAATGTGGGTCACAAAGATTCTAGGTACTGACGAGCTTATCAACGGAAATCAGACTACTGTTAATGGCGGTTCACTATCAGGGTTTATCAACCCTCAGGCTCAATTCCGTGCAAATACAACACAGGAAACATCTTGGCTTACTGCTATGTTCCAACGTGGACATGACCAGACTCAGATTCGCCGTGACAAAGTAGCGTTCAACCGTAGTCGTGGTGACTTGACAGTTGCTAATGGCAAAGCCGTAACTTGGTACGACATCCCTGCCGGTATGAAGGTTGTTCCGCTTTACATTACCAAGCAATACGACATTGCTGCTAAATGCTTATCTGTAGGCACAGACGTTCCGCCTACTGGTCAGTGGGTGTTTTCCATTTTCAACCCTTCTAATTCTGGCCTTGCAATTAACGTGGCGGCGATTAATGATAGCGGATCGTCTTTTACAATAAACCCGCTTGTAACGTTTTTTAACACTTTGTTTTTCCGTGGCACTAACGTAGGTTATCTGGGAGCATTGATTCCTGATCTTGGAATGCAAGCAACGTATGCGCCTACTCCAGCAGACATTGGATTAGCAGACTATTTGATGGGCGTTCGTATTCTAGAAGATACAGTTGGAATTTACTGGGTCACAGAGAATGCTTCTATTGAATCTCCTCAGTACTTCCCAGTAGAAGAAATGGATAGAGCTGTTATTAGTTATGATATGCCGTTGACTCGTGGACACCAAGCAATTGGAACTCCGCATTATACTTTGCGCGGCTCAGATCTTAACTATACTGGTGATTCGAGCATTGACGGCACTGCGATTAATGAAGAATCCGGCTATAATAACTCTATAACTCCGAACACTTATTCGGACAAATATAACTCGTCAGTTACAATTACCAGAGGTGGTGCAGTTATCACCCATGCCCAAGAACTTAGTTAACATGAAAGAACTTATTAATCGCTTCGTTAAACGCTTTCTCAAGATGGTCAATCTTATTCCGCTTGAAGGCGTTTTAAGAGTAGAGAAGTGGTATCCTGATGGCCGTAAAGAACTGGCTTTTGAAAAGAAAAACCTTATCGTACTTACGGCTAAGCAAGTTCTTCTGAGTAGCCTGTACGTAGCCAACCAGGTGTCTGATCCAATCATTAATCTGAAGATCGGCACCGGTGGCTGTATCGACCCACAAGGCCTGTTCCCTAAGCCTATCAGCCAAGCTATGTCTTCGCTATTCACGCCTCTCCTTGACGTTGCTACATCGTTTACTATTAACAATGCGGCGCCTTCGGTTACGTTCATTGCTGACGTTGACCAAGGTACGGCTAACGGTCAATTGATCACAGAAGCAGGTCTGTATAAGGCCAGTGCAACGATGTTTAATATCAAGACATTTCCTGGTATCCCGAAGACTAGCGAGTTCTCAATCCACTTCGAGTGGACCATCCAGATGTCTTAAGCTATGCCAACGACTACTTCACAGCTTCAAGTAACCACTCAACTAGAAGGTGACAAGATTACTGTCACCGCTCTTATTCTTCCAAACGGTTTCTTGCCACAAAATATTTTCCTGTATAAAAACACTGGGACAAATGCGCTTGGAGATTACTACGGCGTAGCTAATGTCGAAGAAATGACACGTTTCCAGATTTTCACTGGAACTGCTATTCCTAAGTTCGGAAATGCATTCGTCAGGTTCAATCAGGCTAAAATTACACTGAGCGTCAACGATGATTCAGCCTCTGTTATTGCAGCGATTACGCAAGGCGTAACAAACCTAAGCGCAGCGATGAAGCTAGCAGCTAGCACCACTAAAGTTATTACAATTTCATGACAACTTCAACGCGACTTTACGCAAATAATGCGAAAACAACTCTTGCGTCTTCAGTTCAGCCTGGCGACACAACAATTCAAGTAGCGAATGCTTCGCTGTTTCCACAGCCTACTGCTGGTCAACACTTCTTAGCAACCATCGATACCGGATCAACTCAAGAAGTTATTCAGGTAAATGGCGTAAGCGGAAATAGCTTTATTAACTGCGTTCGTGGTTTTGAAGGGGTAGCAGGCACATACCAGGCCGGTACTCGTATTGAAAACCGTGCAACTGCCGGTACTTACGAGTCGTTTGCACGTCTCCAAGACCGTGTTGCACCTATCACTAACCTTGACTCCTTGTCAGCTCCCGGAGCTTCTGACTCGAACAGCTACATCACTCAGAGTACTGATGACGGTGGTAACTACATACTAGCATATTCAGGAAGTGCAAGCGGTGTATGGAGTTTTACGAATTACCCTACCGTTCTTACTTCAGGTACTCTAGCAGGCGTTGGAACTACTATTTCAATTTCAGTTACGAACGCCGCAACTATTATACCTCTACCGTTTGCAGGAAAGTACATTATTCAGTTCATGACTGGTCAGAATAAAGGCTTGGTCAGGGCTATTACTTCGATTTCAGGCAACACTATAAACTGGGCTACGGCTCTCCCATTTGCACCGGCTGCATCTGATAGCTACCAAGTCTATCAAAGTGAAGTTTCTAATTTGAACGCACTGAATATAGCTGCAAATAATGGTCTTATCTATGCAATCCTTCTTGGTTCTTAATTAAATGGCACAGAATTTTAAACACTCTACAAACGGTCTTACACTAGGCACTTCAAACACGCTTATTTACGGACCAGTTCCAGCTGGCACTACAGCTATTGTATTCAGCGGTACATTTCCCAATCTGGATGCAACCAATAAGCTAATGCACTATTTGACACTGTTCAAATATGATGGCGTTACGTTCAACTATGAACTAAATAGTGTTCCTATTCCGTACGGTAGTGCTTCCAAGTCACCTAAAATTGTAATGAACGCTGGCGAGTCACTATATGCTACTGCTGATACAGCAGCAATGATTGGTGTAAGTCTTAGCGTACTAGAACTTTCATAAGGTAAACAATGGCAGTCGATTTAGAATATTTCGGTGTACCACCGGCAGACTACAGAGAGCAAGAGCTTCGCACTCGGCTTACTGCAACTGTTGGTCAAACTACATTTTCAGCCCCGTATTCTCCAGGCAACGTTGACGTTTTCTACAACGGGGCTAAACTCGACCCTTTTTCTGAGTTTACCGGCACTGATGGAGCAAACATTGTACTTGCTAGTGGCGCATTCGCTACTGGTGATATCGTTGAAGTTATCTCACGTTCACAAGTACAAGTATCAAACATTTACACGAAGCAGCAAGTAGATAACCTTGCTGGTAACTTCTATGGTATCGCAACCGGTACAGGTAACGCTCAAGTCGTAACTACAGTTCCTACTTTTGCAGCGTATCTGGATGGCATGGAAATCAAGGTTCGTGCAGTTGCAGCTAACTCTTCTGCTACGCCTACTATTGCTATTAATGGTATTACTGCTAAGACTATTGTTTCTAACAATGCTGCAGCGGCTCTGTTCACTAACGACTGGGTAGCTGGTTCAGAGATTACGCTTCGCTACAATCAGACTCTGGATAAACTGGTACTTCTTGAGGGAGCTACTACGATAGCTACCCCTGCTCAGTTTGCTAACAATAATCAGGTTCCGAGTACTTTGTTTGTTCAAAGAGCTTTGGGAAATAGAAGTACATCAGTTAACGCTAATACAACAAGAACTTTAACTACTTCACAGGTTGGAAGTTTAATTTCTACATTTGGAGCTACTGGGCCAATCACATTGACACTTCCTGACGTTAGTGCTTTTACTGCTGGTACCGGTCAATCGTATCTGATTACTAACCCATCATTATTTCCAATTACTCTGACGTCTACGTCATTTTTCTCTCAACCTTGGGGGCCATCCGGAGGACAAAATAATTTTGTGCTACAATCGGGAGTATCAGTAGAATGTATTTCAGATGGAGGTAGTTGGAATCTTGTAGGTGGTGGCGGTTCATCTTCTCTACTCACCAATGGCCTTCAAAGACTTCCAAGTGGAATGATAATGCAGTGGGGTACAACAACTTCCATAACAACAGGAACAAGTATAACTGTAACCCTTCCTGTAGCCATGCCTGCAAACATTCTACAAGTAATGATTACATCTCAGTCTTCTGCAAACGGTACAGTTCCGTTTAGTGGAGGTTGGCAAGCAATTAACAACGCTACATTTACACTAAGAAATAACTCCACGCTAACTGGACAGTATTCTTGGATGGCAATCGGTTATTAAGAATTAAAATCACATAGTAATTAACAAGGCAAACAAATGGCACTTTTTTATTCAAAGTCAACTGGTGGATTCTACGATGATTCAATCCACACGGCTGCACAAATTCCTTCAGACGCAGTAGCGATTACTGAAGTACAACATCAAGCGCTGCTTACAGGTCAATCTGCAGGCAAGCTAATTACGGCTGATGCTAATGGCAACCCTATTCTTACAGATCCTCCTGCACCTCCACTTGCTGATGTTCAAGCACGCTCACTAGCAGCTCTTGACGACGCTGCAGAAGTGCTTCGTGGAAAGTTCATCACGGCTAACTCAGGTCAAGTAGCTACGTATCTGCTCAAGCAAAACCAAGCTGCAGCATTCAAGGCTGCTAACTACACCGGTACAGTTCCAGGCCTAGTACAAGCTGAAGCAGATGCTACTGGTGATACTGCTAAAGTTTCATGTGACACGATTCTTGCTCAGTATGATCTGTGGTGCACTCTTGCAGCATCAATTGAGACCGCACGTCGTACAGCTAAGGTTGCAGTGAGCGCAGCAACTACGGTAGATGCTGTCAACTCAGCTGTAAGCTCGGCCCAAGCTGCATTTGCACAAATTGAAACACAAGCAGGTTCAGGTTCGGTCGAATAACCGGAGTTTTAAATGAAGTACGATGATGTACGCAATTCTATCAAGACTGGCGATCTTATCGCTGTAAGAAATAAGAAATTCCAGTTCTTGCCCATTGCGACCCGAATTGTAACGAATAGCCCGTACACACATACGGGCATTGCAATTTGGGCAGGTGGTCGTTTGCTGTTAGCTCAGACAAACGCTGGAGGCTGCAACGTCGTTCCCCTTTCACAAGAAGCGGAATACGACTTTGATGTTTTTGAGTGTCCAGTTGACCGTGACAAGTGCGAGGCTGTAATTTGGTCCGAGCTTGGTTCAAGAATCCCTTATGGTTTTATTGATTTAGCTCGTATCTTTGGTTACAAAGTGTTCGGCATCCCTCTCCCACAATCTGATGGAGCCGACCTAGTCTGCAGCGCACTATCAGCGACCATATATAAACTATGTGGTTGGAACCCAGTAGGGTTACCATCTATTCCTTGGCCAGGCGCTGTTACAGACCAGTTACAAAATGCAAAGAAATTCGAAGTAGAAGCTTCGACATAATACTAAATTAATAGGGGAATATTCTATGGCTGAGCCAGTCACTACATCTGCCGGGGCAATCTTTACTATTGCTAAAGCATGGTCCATCCTTGCGGGGGTATCTGGCTCTGTCGTTCCTATTCTTGCATTAAGTGATCAAAACAAGACTAGTTTCAAGAACGCTTTATTCATGGCGATAGTAGGTTCATCCTTTGCTATTTTCATGGGTCCTTGGATTGCAGATAACGCTAACGTTCATTCAACAGAGGGTGTAGTTGCTCTCTCTTGGGCTTTGGGCGCTGTTGGTGTTTATGTAATCAGAGCAGTTCTAAGATGGATCGACAAACGAGGCGAAGACGCAGTAGATCAAATCGTAAACAGAGTAATCGGCGGTGATTCACGCGACGATGAAAAGCAAGTTATCCGTGAGACTATAGTCATTGAAGATCGCCGGTCTCTTCCTTCTCAAGGTGGGCCATTTGAGGAAAACAAATGATCTCGACTTTTTTAAACCTGCTTGCTGATGTAAATATACCGCTTGTTCTTAATTTCCTTATTTCAATAGGGATGGGTTTCTGTGGTTTCTTTTTTGCGTTTGTAATTAAGAACAAGAATATCAAGAACAAGTGGTTCACGTCTCTTCGATACATTCTAATACTTCTCTCCATCTCAGCTTTCAGCAATGCTTACTGTTTAGGTATTCTGGGCTACAAAGTGGTTCAGCCGAGCGAGTTACTTCTCCATCTATCAGTTTTAGTATTCATGCTTTGGGGAACAGCTTACTATCTATTCAATATAGTTGGCTCAGGCACAAGTCTAACTCAAGAGAAAGTATTAAAATTCATTGAGAAAGAACATTCAACTACGAGTACACAATGATTGCTCGTAGTTTTTAGAAACTATAAACTATGAGCTATTTTGGTCTACCTCTTTACCCAGTATCTCCTCCTAATCAGCAAGCAGTAGTCACAATCGTCGGGAACACTACCCTTGGCGTTGGTGCAGCTACGTATGACAAACAGTTCATGATTACTGGTGCTGGCGGTTATACAATCACGCTTCCTTCACTTGATGGTGTGAATTTCCCATCCAAGTCATACAGCATTTTCAATAGTAGCTCTGCTCTTTGCACAGTAAACTGCGCTGGTTCAGACACTGCACTTCTGCTTGGTTCAAGCTTTACTTCATTTTCTATTCTTCCCGGTGAACGTATTCTTGTTCAAAACATGGTTACGTCATGGATTGTAGCATTGGAGAGCGCTTCTAGAACTACGACTGCACCTCAATTTGATAGTACTATTCGTAATGCAAGTACAGCTTGGGTTAGACAGTTTGGATTACAATACTCCGCAAATTTTGGAGTTTCTTCTAACGCTACTCTAACTGCAGCCCAAGTTGCTGGAGCGATTTGCAACATTCAAGGCAATAACATAACCGTAACTCTGCCCTTAACTTCTACAGCAGTTATTGGTACTAGAGTAGAATTTGTTAGTGGCGGAGGTACTAACACTATTCAACGGCAGGGCTCAGACGTTATTTCTACGAACTTTTCAAATAACGTTAACTCTATCGTTTTAAACGCTGGAGATTCAGCAACTTTGGTGTACATGGGTACTGGGCAATGGTACGTTGTAGGTGGATCAGTTCAGATTGGTTTATCTGGTTCGTTTCTGCCAAATTTTTCAAACAACGGTTTCCAAAAACTTCCTAGTGGATTGATAATGCAGTGGGGTTATAGCGCAGCAGTAGCGTTTAATACTACCACAATAGTAACCTTTCCTATTTCTTTTCCAACGCAATGTATCGGAGTAACTGCTACTGCGTTTGGCGCGGCTGGAAATTATGCATCTCCTGAAGTTTTTAATAAGTCAACTACCAACTGTACCGTAGGTAACCCTACTACTGGAAGTACCGCTACTGCTTACTTCGTTGTTGCAATTGGTAATTAAGGAATAAATAAAAATGGCACGTACAAGAAATTTAGGTAATTTGACTGATCTGCTTACTGCAGGGTCAACTTACGTCACAACAACTACTCCTCCGCAGTTTGACAATGGTACAAATTTGTCAACAACGGGTTTTGTGCAACGAGCACTTGGAAATTTTTCAGGGTATTTGAGCTTAGGGGTAAATACAGCGCTTACTGCGGCCCATGCCGGTTTTTTCATTACATGCGCTGGAACTACATTAACAATTACTTTGCCACAAGTTAGTACAATGGTAATTGGCTCTCAGATCACTATTTCTGCTGCAGGTGGTGCTACTGCATTGACTGTAGCAACGTTTGCTGGCGATACCTTAGTAGGAGCTAATAATCCTAATACAAGTATCTTGATGGGCGTGGACGAGTATTTAACTGCTATCGTTGTAGGTCCAACTTCATGGGTTGTAATTGGAAATACTCCTCGTATTTTGAGTCAAAATGCTATGTTTAGTACCTCACTTTTGTCAACAGCTGGCTTTCAAAAATTACCAAGTGGAGTTATTTTACAATGGGGAAATGGAAACTATACCGCCCAGACAACTACAACTAGCAATTTTGCGATGACGTTTCCAAATAGCTGTTTGGCTACTTATGCAAGCTTGGGTTTTAACCTTTCACTTACAACGAATAGCGTTGGTATAGGTATCCAGGCTATCAGCACTTCCCAATTTAAATTAACGGTACCTTCTGCAGGTGCCGGTACGACAGGGTGCTCCTGGCTTGCAATTGGTGTATAACACTTTGTAACATTTCTCCTATTGACGTTTCATCTAAAATCACCGTATAGGCAACTAGCGGTGATTTTTTTATGATACTTACACAAGCACAACTCAAAACAATCGCTCCGACGATGAATCAAACTCGTCTGGACACGTTCACAGATCCAATCAATGAAACGTTGATTAAATACGGCATTACTGAAATGCCAATCGTTGCTATGTTCATCGCTCAAGTCATGCATGAGAGCTGTGGATGTATCTATACGACAGAACTCGCTTCAGGACAAGCCTATGAAGGGCGTAAGGATCTAGGAAATACTCAGAAGGGTGACGGTGTGCTGTATAAGGGTCGAGGTCTAATCCAGGTTACAGGCAGATCTAATTACGCTGCAATGACAATGGCTCTTGACCACGATTTTCTGTCTCACCCCACTGACTTAGCTTTGCCTGAATGGGCCGCACTATCAGCAGGACAATTCTGGAAGGATAAAAATCTTTCAGACTTGGCTCAGCCTAATACTGATGACGCCTTTTTAAAAGTAACCAAGCGAATTAATGGCGGCACTAATGGTCTGGCCGACAGACAAGCCTACTGGGCCCGTGCCAAGAAAGTCCTAGGAGTTAACTAAACCATGTTCTCAATCAAACAATTTCTTAAAGATCTAATCACAGAAAACGACGGCGTAAGCTTCTGTCCAGTCCGTATTCTATCAATGGGCCTCAGCGTTCCCACAGTAGTAATGTTCATTGCTGGCTACGCTGCAAGTATTTTCCAGGGTCATTTCGATGGCCAAAACATGGCACTTGCTTTCACTACCCTTTGTGGAGGCTTTGCAGCTATCGGTGCTGGTGTTGCTGCCAAGGCACTTACCGACACCGATATCACTAAGAAGTAATTGACAGCCGGGCCAGTGTGGAATAGACTTCTCTTAATCAAGGGACAAACATATGTTTACATCATTTGCACTTATTAAGGCTTTCTTTTCGCACTGGCTTGGTATCACCATCGGCGTACTAGTACTAGTCTTGGCACTATTCTGCACCGTAGAGTATTTCCACATCAAGACGCTCAACACAACCATTGCTTCTCTAAATCAGAAGATTGGTTCCTCACAGGCTACTGCTGCTCAATTCGAATCTGCAGCCAGTGATTGTAGCGCCAACACAGACGCTCTAGCACAAGCTGAAGCTACTGCCACTGCATCCGCTGCCGTTGCAGTAAGCGAAGCTACTGTCAAGGCTAAGACATTCACAAGCCACGCCAAAACGATTCTTGCTCAAAAGCCTACTGGTACAGACGATTATGCCAATAGTAAAGCATTGATGGATCAATTAATCGATAATCGTCAAGCTAATCAACCGTAAGAGTCATCATGAAAAAGTTAATCCTCATCGCAGCCATGCTCTTGTCTGGCTGTACCGTGTTTGGCGCTGCTCAACCCGAAGTCCAGTACGTTACCAAAGAAGTGAAAGTTCCTGTGACCATTAAGTGTGAGAAGCAAAATATCACTAAGCCTAAATATGTGTTTACACAGGCTAAAAAAGGCGACTTGCTTTATACCAACTTGGCCCTACTCGCTGCTGAGAACGACTACTTGATCGCATATACGGCTAAACTAGAAGCAGCGCTTAATGCTTGCACTAAACCATGACAAGAAACGTTACTCACTTTGAAATAACTGAAGGGACTGATTTTACTCAGTCCTTTTTATATGTTGATCTCTCAACAGGCTTACCCATCGATCTGACTGACTACACAGCAGATATGAAGCTTAAGGAAAACATGAATGGCACTTATGATGGCTATGCTAATGGTGCGTTCGTACTTGAGCTTTCAACTACGCTTGGCGGTATTACTCTTGGTGGAGATACTGGCCTAGTCACAGTTACGTTCACTGCTGAACAGACGACTAACGTTCTTTGGAACCGCGCTGTATATAACCTTGTTTTGACTTCTCCTCAGGGCAAACGTACTCCTTTCATGAACGGATTTGTAACAATTCTTTCTGATACGGTGGCGTAATGGCCCAAAAGCCAGTCTGCCGTATTGGAGATCAAGGCCAAGGAATCTGTCACCTCCATGCTTCTCCTACTCCCTACACTACTACTTTCATTAGTAATCCAGGCACTACTGTTACTGCTGATGGATTAGTCGTTTGCACAATCGGCGCTATTGGCAACGCTACGTGCGGACACCAAACAATTGCTACGACTGGCTCTGGGCTTAGTCAAGACATTAACGGCAATGCTTTCCACCGTGTCGGAGACCAAGGACATATTATTGGTGATGCCGCTGGAATTTACACTGCAACTACTGGCTCGGGCATAGTTAGTTCCGAGTAAAATAGAGGTATCTTTCCAGGATACCTCATCATGGCTTTTACATCAGCTTCTACCGACGCAACCATTGAGTTAGTATTTGACTCAACTGGTTCTCAACTAATCAGTCCGTCTTCTCTAGCTCATACATACGGCTACGACGGCTCAAACAATCTTATCACAGACACCATTACAGACGGTGTCAACACTTGGGTCAAGACCTATACTTATACCGGCAGTAACTTGACTGGCGAAAGCGCTTGGGTGAAGCAATGAGTCTAGGTCTAGGCGAATTTAAAAAGCTTCTTAAGCTTGCTGGAGTTGGTAGTTCTTCAGGTGGTGGCTCTACTACACCTCCGGGGCAAACAGTTCGTAACATTGCAACTCGTTGCCGTCAGAACTATCAAACCGTAGCTTCTGTTCAAGCTATGAAGTCAAAATCACAGCATACTAATATGGGCGACCATATTCTTGCAGCCGATGGCGTTCAAATCGTAGTTGGTAACTGGTACGCTAATAACACTGGTGAGTTTTCTGGCCCGGCTACATCAACTGAGATGATCTCTATTGAGTACCCTCAAGGCGTATACAAACTAGCAACATTTGGCGGAAATCAATCAACAACATGTGCTGCTGGATCTAATGTAACAACCGACGCTATTAAACTAGCTATTCCAAAGGGTGCTACATTCTGGGTTCACCGTTGGCAGACATTTCCATCAGCAGTGAGTATTCCTGTTTCAGCAAACGCTGTTACTATTTCTACCTTTGATGTTGCAACTCAATACAGCGCTGCGCAATTAGCTGCACTTACTGTTGATCCTCGTTCATTCCTAACTGGTATGACTGCAAGTGGTGGCACAGCGGGCGGTGCATGGACTATGTATCCTCTGGCCGTCCTTGGTAAGTCTTCAGTGCCTAGCGTAATCGGATATGGGGATAGCCGTATGTCTGGTCGTTCAGATGCTCAAAGTACTCTGACTACAGCTGCAGACTTTGGCTATTTCGGTATGGGGGAAGTGTTCCGCTCTATTGGCCACTTATTGCCGTATACTAACTGTGGCTGTGAAACAGATACGATTCAACAGTTCAATGCATTTCCTACATTCCGTAGTAATTTGGCTCAATACCACACCCACGTTCATTTCGAATATGGTGTTAACGATCTTACAGCAGGCCGTACAGCCGCAGTTATTCAAGCAGCGCTTCAGGCTGGGTACGCATTGTTTCCGACTAAGAAGATTTCTCAGTCAACGATTCCTCCTGTAACTGCCAGTACAGATACTTGGCTTACCCTAGCTAACCAGACTACAGCAGGTACTAATCCACAACGTGTTATTCTAAATAACTGGATTCGTACTAAACCAAGTCCACTCTGGGCTTACTTTGAAGTAGCAGATGCTGTAGAATCAGCTCGTGATAGTGGGTTGTGGAAAGCCCCTACTGGATCAACAGGTATCTATAGCCCTGTTACTGGCGACGGTACACACGAAACTCCATACGGATATAGCCTTATTCAGCTTTCGAACGCCATCGATCCAACACTCTTCGTCTAAAGGACAAACATGTTTCTCATTCTGTACCCGTTCTACGCAATTGCATCGCTTCTGTTTGTAGTTGTTACGATGATCTTTGCACCGCTTATCGCTAAGTTCGTAGATGCTGAAGGCAATCTTCCTAAATGGCTCTCATGGTTTCAAACCTTTGATGCAACGTTATTTGAAGGTCGTCAGCCTCAGTATGGATTTACGGGTACTGATGAGGAAGTAGCTACGAAATGGCTACGTCGTAATCCTGGCTACACGTTTGATTACGAGCCTCTTGGCGTAGCCTGGGATAAGACTCAGTGGACTGCAACGTTTGTAAAGACTCAAGACGGGACTACGCGTTTTTTCGCTAAAGGCCCTAACGGTCAATTCAACTATGAATACGGCGGTAAGCATCTTCAAGTTAAGCTAGGCTGGAAAGCGTTTAATCTGTACAATGCTGATACTGGCACTTACAGAGATGGCAATTGGGGCCCTCTACCTAGAATCCCAGTTTGCTTCACGATCAAGCCAGTGCTGTAAAATAAAAACACAACTTTAGAAGAATTATGAGCTTAGTAACCTTTAACACTGTTAGATTCTACACCCAGGACGATGTGTACCACTACACGGCAGATAATCGTCCCCTCCAAGACTTAGCGTCTAATGATACTTTGCTCCAAGAGGCTATTGATACTGTAAATGATTCCGTTTCTAACTTGGCTACAGTAGTAGTTTCTCCTGGCGATGTCAATGTCGTAGTAGTAGAAGCGCCTAACACTTTGGTCTATTACACTACTGCTATAACGGCAACTCGTACGGTCACTATGCCGAACATCACAGATAGCAATGTTTGTACTGTTAGGGTTACGAGGGCTTCAACGTCTACTGGCTCATTTTCTATCAGTATCAAACAGCCTGGCGGTGCCAACATTAAAAGCCTTTCCTCAGCAGGGACTTGGGCTGATTTCATGTATACAGGTTCAGCGTGGATTCAAACAGCAGCAGGAAGTCTATAACAGCTTTGATAAGCTAAAAAAAGCCACGCTAGAAACGTGGCTTTTTCTTTGTTACTTACCTGTCTTTTTTCTCATCGCTTTGAACTTCGGCACTAGCTTGTGCCAGATATCTGTCAACTCAGCTACATCATTCATGATGGATACGACTGGATGATCTTCAATAGAGATGTTCTTCTTAGGCTCGACCGTGACTCTGACGTCTACCTCTTGAGGCTTACTCTGAGTAATAGGCCCGTCAGGTTCGAACTTCAATACAGGCTTTGGCTTGTTTTCTTCTGGTACAGGGAATGGCTTGTAAAAGTTCTGATATGTATTCTGGACAAGCTTAGGCGGATCTTCTCTAACCGGCTCTGGTTCTGGCTCAATCTCAGGTTCTTCATCACTAATACAATCCATCTCGTATTCGTCTAATGCATCTTCAGCCTGTTCAAGGTTATCTACATCAAACGTCAACTGCCCGTCCATATCCGGATGGCATAAAACGATTTGATGAGTGTTATGTTTTGATACATCAGCCATGACTTCTAATTCGATCATGACCTTGACACGTTTAAGGTGCAGAGGAAAGAGTTCTTTCTCTTCCTCCTTATCTTCATAATATCGTTGATGCCAATCGTCGTGCATTTACTTGCCTTTTAGTACTGGATCCCAAACTGCGTCATAGACTTGCTTGTACTTCTCATCTAAGAGACTCTCAAGCTCTGCTTTAAAAGTGTCGCTTGCAGGATTAAGCTTTGCAGCAGTCTCTGAAAGCCACACGTTATCTTCTACACCATTCCAAGTCTTAATGTAATACTCTCTATTTGAGTAAGCATCTGGACTGTAGATACCTTTCTTATACCCGTTTTTCCAACGAAGTTGATTCAGACAAACCTTGCCTACGAATAGAGCGTAAAAGTCTGAGATAGTCAACTTCAATGCAGAAACTACGTCGAAGAAGGAGTATAAAAGTTGACTGAAGAACGTCCCTTTTACAGCATGAACATCATAGTCTTCATCTCCTCGATTAGTATTCTTCTCGTTATCGTAATCGAGAATATCTGAGATGAGACACTTGATACGACGCTTAAGATACGCTACATCAATTTCACCACTGAAGTTTTTATAATCAGAATGGATCTTGACATGTTTCTCAAAGATATTTTCATAACCTTCCGCCATTACTTCACTAAACAAGAAGTGACCTACATCAACGATTTCAAGCTTGACTTGATCCCAGTCGATCTTACGGTCAATAGCACGCCACCATTCCCAGTTCAAATGGTTATATGCTTCGGTAGCCTCAGTGAACATTGCGTCCGGATAGGGCCAACCCTTTTCTTTCCACTCAAGGCTGAGTTTCTGATTGAGAGTTTCTTGGATGGAGAGAAAGTTTTGAGCGATGCTTGTCATTGATTATTTACCGTCTTCTGAATTGCTGAGAAACGTAGTTCTAACGCCAGTGATGTTATCACCGAACGTTGTTGTTTCTTGTGGCATTCCGGGAAAGTCACCGGCACGATAGGGTTGACCAGGCAAGCCAACTGTTGGAGCTGGTTGATATGGAATATAAGGCTGCGTTATAGGAACTACAGGTGCAGGCTGTACAACCGGATTTTTGTTGAGTTCAGCCTGAATTTCGATAAGTTCTCTTTCTATGTTCAGGAAGAGTTGAGTAACGAAATTCTTTACAGTAGCGTCAGTTACGATGCTAAGCAAGTATTTATACTCTGTAATCTTTTTCTTTAGCTCGATTAGGCGTTGTTGAGCTGATAATGGAGCAACTGTTGGAGCCATGTTAATTGTTAGTTGATCTAGAGGCGATGGAGTCTTTGGACCGATTGTAGGATACACCGGTGTTTGGATGATCCCTGTTACGGCTTGGTTAGGGCTGAGCTTATTGAAGTCTTCTACTAACTCTTTCAAAGACTTTGTTTTATTACCATTAGCATCAATGCTTATGCGACGCTGTTTTCTTTCTTCTTCTGAGAGTTCTACCATTTGCTTTCTCACTTCCGTCATGTCTACATGGCCAAGAGACCATTCTTCATAATTGGAAAGAGGGCTTTCGCCCTCAATCTTATCCGAACTTCTTTTTAAGATCTTCATACTGCTTACGTTCTATTTCTTCTCGATTCTTAGCATAAAAAGCTTCTTGTTCAAGCCTACTCTTATACTCGTCATCGGTTTCGTCACGATGTACGTCTACGTAGAAATATACTTCCTCATTGTAGTCAGTGGTCCATTCAATAGTAGACTCAGGGCCATACTTCGCTTCTAGACTCTGAAAGAATTTAACTGCTTCACTAGTCTTGCCAATAAAATCGTACTTACTGAAATCTTCTACGTTTTCAGAAATTTTTCTTTTCGTCATTGCTCTGAAGCTTTAAGAACTTCTTTAATCAAATTAAAAACAGCGTCATCATTAACAACAGTCTCAGTCCATGAATCTTCATACCAAGACCGTTCACGACGCATTGTAAGATTGTTTCTGTGAGTATTTATAAACTCTTTTATGTCTTTGTCGCTAATCATCGATTCTGACTTTCACATTCACCGAGCAGGCCTGCATATGCTGCGAGATCAACATAATCATCACGGTTATACTTACCATTACGACTACGTACAATCTTCAACACAACAAGGAACATCCAAGCATCAGCCTCGTTAATGTTGTGACCGGTAATTGCATTAAACACTTCTGCAATCTTGGCCGCTGTGCGTTCCCCACCTTCTGCATCACGCAATGCTGCACGTTGCTTCATTGTGTTTGAAGCTTCGTCAAGAAAGCTGTGTGCGCTTTGCTTGTCAGGCTGAGGTTCTTTCTTTAGTTCCTTGATAAATGCTTGAGTTGCTAAATCAGGAACTTCTGTTGCTGGGAAGGATGGAAGTGGAGCAGCCTTGATCTTATTCTCAATAGGATTAGTCTCAACACCAATCTTACTGAGACGTCTCTCCATTGCTTCCATATCTTTTCGTACTTGTGCTTCTTGTGATTCTGAAAGCTTTACAACGTGCTCTACATCTTCAGGGTTTGAGTATAGAGCACGTGCCCAATCTACTGCGGTTGTCTTAAGTGGTTCTGTCATGCTAGTTGTGGTTCGTTTGGTTCACTCGGAGTTTCCTCCGGTTCGTTAAGTTTTTCAATTTCAGTATCATACCAAATCGCTGCGATCAGAGGAAGTGCGGAACCGTAATTTTCGTCTTCCATCAAGTCCATAGCGTCTTTGATACAATTCATATCAGCCCATTTGAGAATCTCAGGATCTGAATCCATGAGAAGTTTCTCAACTTCACGGCTGAAAGCGTTACCAATGATCTCTTGCTTACGACTACTAGGAATCGTCTTCATAAACGAGTTAGTGATCTCGTCTTGAATACTCGTTTCTTCGCTAGCAATTTGATTGCCAATCGTAACATACGCATCCCGGCGATGCACGTAACCCATCACCTTGACCTTCTCTTCCATATCTTCGAAATGCTGAGTGTAGAGATCAAATGCGTTTTTACATTGATACTTATCGAGATACGGCTGAATCTGCGTGGTAAGGAATTTGATGTTACCAGCGATCATTTGTTGAATTTTGCTATACATTATTCACTCCACCATTCGTCGTTAAGGATATGTTCAAGAATCTTGAAACCAACTCTACAACCAGCAGCGTTGGGATGCCCGCCACCGCCTAGTGCTTTACATAGATCAGCTACGTTAACGCCACTATCTTTATGTGAGCGCATTGACAACACTACATCATTGTCTTTGGTAATGAACCACATAATCGCAAGATCAACGTTAAGCGTTTTGTCTTCACAGATTGCTGCACCCTTCTCAGAGATGAACTCACCTGTGTTTAGAATCCCTGCTTGATACTTATCAAAGTTCACTACCCTGACTGTCTTTGGCACTGCTGCTTCAACGATTTGTTTCTGTTGTTGGAGCAAAGTGTTACCGATGTCGATAAGCTTTGGCAGTTCTTCTTCCTGCTCAGCATAGTTGTTCCATGCATCCATACGGCCTTTGAGAAGCCCAAGCCCTGAATGCACTGCTGCACTTAGAGGAAACTTGAACTTCCACAAGTCACGGTCCTGAACGTACTGAAGCAACATCGGAACAGGGTCGTCGGGATGGAAATATTCCCAGGCTAGCACTGCCCCAGACTTGGTCATATCGAAGACCACGTCAGAAAGGCCTAGGAGGGCCTCCTGAGCAGTGGCGTGATGGTCGATGACTACTACCCTCTTGCAGCGGCTCCTGAGTGCCTCTAAAGCCGTCCTGGGCATACTGAAGTCTAACATGAATACCTCAGTGTAACTCGTCTGAGGAAAATCGGGTAGATTTTGACCATACTGACAAGCATGGTATTCAGCATTGTCACCAAACTTCTTCCAAGCTGCGTAACGTGCACCCGTGCCATCCATGCATGAAGCATGGTAAAGAATTACTGTATTCATAGCTGAATCATGTCTGAGTCTGAGGTGATCAACTCACCATCAAAATATACCTCTGCTTCTACCGTGATTTCGCCATCTGATTCCTGAACGCTAAGACGCAGATCAAGACTCTCCTTAATGAGATCTCTGAGCATAGTCTTCAACTGTGATTCAGTAACAGTGAGCGGGGCTTCACTAACCGGTTCTCCAAAGATAGCATTAGTGCCATTGGTAGAATTGCCGTTAGTGTAGTAGAAACTTCTATTCGTCGTGGTAGCAGGGGCAGCTGCCCACATACCTCCTCCAGTTGTAGCTGCTGATGCAGCTGCTACTGTTGCGTACTCAATAGCTCCATTGGCATCATTCCCAAAAAGTCTACGAGTGGGACCTTCTTGGTTTAACCAGTCCTGTATAGCTATGCCAGCAGTTGCGCGGGCAGCATCAAAACCAACATGAACTGCAGCTAAAGATGGATGAACTCCATCCATAGTAGGCTCTGTAGTAGGCTGACCACGAGCCTGACGTCTTTGATTCTCTTGTTGCCTCAGACGTTGATCTGGGCGTTGATTCCACTGTGCCATGTCATCATTTCCTAAGTGTTGATCTACTTCGTATCGTATATCTCTAACAATTAACTCTGCGAAATCGGGCGATTCTCTACGTTGTAGAAAGAGAGGAACATGAGTTTGAACATAAAAGTACTCGATCGTACCTACCAGCCTAAATTGACATCTAATTGTATTAGAAGGCTCTGCTACATTGCCTGACCCTGCTAAATTAGGCAGTATTTGAATTTGTACAAAATTTACTCCCCTTGGATACCCGCGATAAGCCTCAGCGAGTAGATTTGATAAATCACTAACTACTTCTCGTATGTCCACATTTCTATACCGTGTATTCTATTGATTCAATTCCTGCCTGTTTGATAGCCATCATGCATACGGGACAGGGCTTAGCCAGTCTAAGTTCACCAGCGTTACCTACCCTTACGACTACTATCTTGGCAGGGATTCCATTCTTTACTTTTACTAAAGCAGCTACCTCAGCATGTAGCCAGTGACGATGACTGTTCCCAGTCTTCTTAGCTAACTCAGCCTGTCGAGGATGAGTCTTCACATATGAGTTAGTTCCAGTGGCTAAAATTTTGCCCTTGCGATCAAGCACCGCTGCTGCTATTCGATACCTACCTGTTTCTGGTTGAGCTGAGTCAAGAGCCAACCTTTTAAGTTTTTCTATAAGTCTACTACTCATGGTTTACCCTACTGTGCGTCTCCCTTATACCAAGGATTCGCAAGAAACTGGACACATGTCCAGAAATGTCCGTTTTCATTGAAACGAGAAAACGTATATAGAACAATGAGTTATAGCACTGCTGTCCAATTTGTCCAGAAACTTTTTAGAAAACTGGACAGGCTCTAAGCCTTTGTATATAAGGCTCACAGCGATTTTGTCCAGTTTTTTTCACTTTTTTCTAAAAACCATACCTCACTTTCTATTAGAAATAAAAAACTAGCAAAAAGGTTACCTCACCCTCTTATATATAAATATATTTTTTAAAAGTTCAAATATAAATATATATATAGTACCCCCATATTCCTGGACTGTTAGGGTGAACCCTATGTTGTTACTTTTTTGTTTTTTTATTTATCAAATAGAAAGTGAGGTATGGTTTTTGGAAAAAAGGCCAAAAAACTGGACAATCGGGCTCTCAGCCTTATGCAGCAAGGGTTTCAGCTGTCCAGTTTTTTTTAGAGAAATTGGACAAACTGGACACGCTCCCCGCAAACCCTTTGTTTATAAGGCTCTAAGGTTTTTGGACAAAATGAGATTTCTGGACATGTGTCCAGTTTTTTCTCAGAAGGCTAAAAAAAGCCGAGTCGAAACCCGGCTTTTACTTACTACAACCTTTCAACTTACAGGTTGCCAGCAATGAATTCCGAAATGAACCTCGGAGTTGCAGTATCGAAACCAACCACGTCAAGCATATTGCGGTCAGTCGGATCAGCAATGCTGAAGTTGTTCACAGCCATACCAACCGTGATCAGCTTAGCTTCAGGCTTGTTCATACCCTGACGATACTTGCGTACCGCTTGGAACACGTGTTGGCCGCCAGACCACGTTTCGTTATCCGTGTAAACACAGACAGCGTCAACGTCCCACTTATGTTGAAGCGCATACTCGAACGGCAATGCACAATTCGTACCACCGAAGTTGTGCGCACGAACCTTACCACACGCCGTAGCCAAAGTATCTTTGGATGTGATCCCGAGATCCTTAAAGCCATTAGCGCCGCTCGTGAAACCACGGATCTCAGTCCACGGCTCTGTGCGAGCGGTGACCATAGCCATGATTGCCGTACCTTCAGCACAGCTCAACAGAGGCGTATTGCTGATCGGAGCACTCATTGAACCCGATACATCCAGGCCCAACAGAATGTTCTTACCGGACGGCTCTATCGCTTCAAACGAAACATAGAACGCATCTTCCAGATCAGCCACAATGGTACGGGCCGGAGTCCATACGAGTGAACCCTTATCGCCACGGCCTTGCGCGTAGATCTTCTGCGCAACTACGATTGACATCGGATGCAGACGTTCCTTGCGGATGGCTTCAACATCGTGGAGCTTGGCAGATACAATCTTGCTCGTTTCCGAGAAAGGCTTGATCAAACCAACTGCCGTGAGCTTGTTCAGGTTACGAACCAGCGCACCCAGACCCATGTGAGGCACAAGAGCTTCCCAAACCTTCGGGTCATTCTTCTGCTCATTCGGAATCATTTCGTGCGTGAGCTTGAAATCCTGGATCAGCTTAATCAATGTCTTCGTATCTGCAGTCTTGGCTTGCTCTGCAGCAATCAGAAGTTGAGGCACGAGATCGCCTTGCGACAGCGACTCTGCACCCTTGTTGATAAACTTGTACAGGTTCTGACGAACCGGATCGGTGCCAGGCTTGACGTGAGCCAGACGCATGATGTCCTTGTGGGACCAGCCGTCACGTTGCTTGTACTTTACGATCTGGAACGCAAGCTTATCGGTATCCTTTGAGGAATACCAGTTCTGAACTACATTCTTGAGCGAACGGCCCCAACCACGCATACCGTTTGCGAATGCAACGAAGTGCATGAAGTGCGTGCCAGTACGAGCCACGAGATTCAGCTTATCCTTCGCATACAGCTTGGTTGCCACGTCGCCGTGGGTGAAGACCAGAGCCATGACCAGAAGCGCATAGTCATTGTTCTTTGCACGGCCAGCTTGGCTGATCTCTACCACACGATCAACCACAACCTTGCCATTTGCCTTGATGAGCTTCACGATCTCATCAGTGTTCTGCTTCGTGATATCCTTTTCGCTAGCGTAGAACGTACCGCCGCTCGTGCCGATGATAAGGAATCGATCCAGCTTTTGAAGGCCAGAGATCTCAAATACAAAGCCGCCAGCGTTGTTCTTGACCTGAGCTACCGGAGCGTTGCCAGCCGGGCGATTCTGCGGCGTGGTACGTGCAACAGTACGGGTATTGGTATTCTTTGCGAGGGTATTGAATGACATTTGAGGCTCCTTAAGTTTAGGGAACAAAGTTTAAATCGACTAAAAAAAGAAGGTCTGAATCCAAGATGGAAACAGACCTTCGGGTACTTCTAACTTACCACATGTGGTGCTGAACTGGGGACATCTAGGGATCCTGGTTACCAGGGCCCTGGAGATGCTCCTCGTGCTCATCATCTCCGCTCCAGTAGAGGCGTAGCCGACACTGGGCGGAAAGCTATAACTTAGAGTTACTCTAAGCCAGCAATCTAACAACTGCTTGAGATACGTAAGTCTAGTGGTACTGCGGTCATGACCTGACCTCATGCTGGGCTGTAAAGCGACCCAGCGGATCTCCGGCTGTAGTGGAGTAGCGCAAGACGTAGCGCAGCGGAGTCTTGTGGTACGCAACGGAAGCGGGAAGTTGATACCTACAGAGTTACTCTATAGTCACTTTCCAAACTGCAAAGTTAAATACGAAAGGTCATGATGGGGATACGGGCAAAAGGCGTGCTAGAAGATTTTACGTGCTCTATCCGCTAAGCTATACAACCCTCAAGGCTGCAGTTGGATTCGAACCAACGCCACGACTTCCGAATAGTGATAATCTAACACTAACGGCCCGTAAAGAGGAAGTGAGCAAATGAAAGTGATCTGGAGGAAATCTTAAAAGGATAATCCAAATCGAAACGGCTCACAAAATTGAAGCTGAACAAAAGGCGTACTGGAATTTTTAGCGCTCTACCAACTGAGCTATGCGGCAACCCGTAAGGCAACCACAGAAGGACTCGAACCTTCGACCTCTCTATTAACAGTAGATAAACCAATACAAGCGGTTCAGCGAAACTGAGAAAACGAACAAATGTTTGCCAAGGGAGATACTGGATTCACCAGCTTAGCTTTAGCTCAAGCAGAGTACAACAATGTTAACCCTCTTGAAGTATCTCTCGTTTCCGAGTACTGCTGATACGACTGTCGTTTAACTTTCCGATAGTAGATAACCCTTAATGCGTTCGGTTCGTTTGAAAATTGATACGGGCAAAGAAATGAAACTAGGGGAATCAGTAAGAGGGATAACCTAGCATCGAACGGCCCGTGAAATGGGAATGGACAAGTAATCGAATGGATCTGGAATCGCTGTGTTTACCAATTTCACCAACCCCGCAACTGCAGCGGAGTACAGGACTCGAACCTGTAATTTGCGATTTGGGTTTAGATAAACCATTCTATCGGTCCATGAACTTTAATTCAGGCACTGACTCTTTAGAATCAATGCGAGGATTAAAGCGAGGGTGAGCAAAAAGAATAATGCTGGGGAGTAATCACCAATTGATAACCCAACATAAGAACGGCTCACTAAGGTTATTATACCATTACTTCTTAAATTATTGAAAGCGAATTTTGAACTGGAAGATTTTTTGGCAGATAATCCAATTCGACGGCTCTCGAAACTTTTACAACTATAAGCTTGAACACATTCTGTGCAGAACCTACGACGGTCTCTTCCAACCAGGGGTGCCTGGCCAAGAGGACGACGTCGTACCACAGCTCCAGAATTAGCTTTACCTAGCTACAAGCTAGGTAGAGTCTTTGCTTTGCCTTTCGGAAAAGCAACGTAGAGCACTGTTGCAGATACTCTCTGGCTTCCAACTTAACCCTTTCCCTAAAGAACGGATATCGCTATTGAACCAGTTTGATACTTCAAACTCTGTGCGACCCGAAGGTCGTTGTTCATGATGAACTCATGCGGTGCTTGATGTCCATCACCTGCAGCTCATAACTTATAGTTAACTATATTAGATGAGCTGTTCTCGAACCCAGAGCATCTCGGTCCCTGGGTTTCGCTGCAGGCGAAGACAACTTTCGAAGAATGTTACATACTTCTAGTAACGTTGTCGTTACTTCTATACTTCATCATGCCCCCAAAAGGGGTTCAAAAAGCAATTCTGTAGGATAACCCCAGGTTGCTCAATCAAGGGAAGGAGAAAATGTCCTACTCACCATGCACAGCTATTACGTCAACATCGAGAGTCTATCACGAGTATTGTCAGTAAGCCAACAACGTGGAAACTCTAGTGATGTGATTTCGGGATTGTCCTTAGTCGCCAGGTATTTACCCTGAGTATCTTCGATCAGAGCAAAGCCTTCTTCGTACTCTACAACGCTAATGATTTCATTAAACATTTTGAATCGCCCTCTGTTGTTCCCGAGATAAAAAACAGAAAGGAGCGTAGCTATATATACGCTCCGTCGAATACTACTATAAGCGATTTATTCTTTTTCTTACACTACGGTAAGTTCTTGCGTAATGAAGTCTTGCGGCGTAACATCTGCTGCGTTAGCCAGCTTGACCAGCGTCGAGAGTTGCGGACGATAGTTACCAGCCAGAGCACCAAGGCGGCTGAACTTTTCAATGCGACGGATAGTGCTTTCTGAGAGCTTGGTTGCAGCTGCCATATCACTGATCGTCACTTCGCTTTCAAGACGGAGATTGACAGTGTTGCGAACTACGTTACGTGCTGCTGTTTGAATATTGAGTGCTGACATCTTGAACCTAAAACAAAGCCACATAAAAAGGAAATGAAGAACACTCGATGTGGCTATGAATGTCCTTCACAATATGCTTATACCAACAAGTACTAAATTATTGAATTAAGAGAAGGGTAAACCTCTGTTCTCTCGCCTCTCATAATACTCTTTCAATCGCTGCTGTTCCTGTCTATTATACTCAGCGATTTCACTAGTGACTTGAGAACGTCCTTCCTTAATTCCTCGTAAGTACTCTGACCTTCCGTACTCAGCGATTTCTTCTTCACTCATACTTCTCTTTTTCAGTCCAGAGAATACGTCCTTGATATTCCTCACCGTGAATCAAATGATTCAATTCAAAGTCTTTGCCAGTGAGTGCTGCCCCGCAGAGCAGAGTGTCATCAAGACTCAAGCCTTCACGCCCATCAGTCAATACAACGTCTTTCATTTGCTGTGGGAGAAAGTCATTGATGTCATCTAGAATTACGTATGACTCGACTGTAACAGGTACTTTAGATAGACTCTGAATAAGTCTTCCATTCTGTACGAAAAAGTCTGGACCTGTGTAGTAACGTTTTTCTTTAATGCCTTGAAGGAAATCAAATATCTGTTCTCCACGATTCCCACGAAACTCAGGGGTCTTGCCTATAACACGAGTAGGATCAATACCCATAGCGCCAAGCACCAACCTAAGACTGTAGATGTCAACGCCTTCTCTCCACGTAGATGAGACAACGATATGAGCATTGGTAGCAACGAGGAGCTTGTTAAGCAGTCCAACTGCGTACTTATCAATGCCTTCCGGATACTTCACATACGGAGCTTTAACAACTTTAGCCCTTGGACCTCCGAAGTAGCCCATATCAGCTTCATGGTCCACCTCAAGGTTAGGCCATGCCCCTGCAAGAATGAAAGTCTTGTCAGAGTTCAAAACTCCGTCGATATCCAAAAACACAAGACGTGTTTTGGATGTGTCAAGCGTAGGTGCTTCGTCTTTAAGGGCAACGTCCATTTTATATCCTCAGAAGTTTAACAAAGATATCAACCTTATTAGACAACGCCATTTCAAAAGCCATAACGTCTTCTTCATAAGAGCTATCTGGATCGTAATAATCAAGTCTAGATCCTAACTCGTAGCACAAGTCAAATACCTTACGTGAAATGCTAGGACTAAAGATTAAGCCGTAAGCTTCTTCCCAAAGATTCTCATTTCGAGCATTGCACGTTATTTTGGTTACCGTTTCGTACATGCTCGCAAGTTCGTTAAGCTTTTGAGCTAAGGAACTCTCCAGCGAGTTTTGAGACGAGCTTTCCATCGTATTTCCCCGCGTAGTTGTTTTTGAAGATAGCCATGATTTTGCCGATGTTATCCAGTGCAGCATTCTCGATGATTACCTTGATTTCAGTTTCTGACAACTGAGTCGGCATGAAGCCTTGAAGAAGCTGGCGTTCAGCAATGAGAGCGCCTCGCTTAAGGTCATCCTTCTCATGTGCAAGCATTTCCGCAATGCCTTCAAGACCTTTCTTGACGATGCTAACTACTTCTTCATCAGTAGGGTCACGATTCTCTTTCTTCGTAGCTACTTGCTTGGCTTCACCAAGGACAGTACCAAGCTTAGTAAACGAAAAAGAATCACCGAGTTTCAGGGCTTCAACCCGCAGTTGTTGAAGGTGTGCGTAAAGAGTCATACCGAGTACCCCTTGAATTCACCTTCCATACGATAGAACTCAACGAAGATACCAAGGTCGTCAGAGCTTACGGTACCAAGCTGCCACCAAGCGCCATTGATGTGATAGAAATCGGTTCCTTCAAACGTACTCTTGCGATAAGGTACCTTCACAGGAAGCGGATGTACGCCCATCGAAGCTTTTGATACATCGTTAACCAGGCGATAGATAAAACTCTTATATCGAGTAGGAGGAGGGATAACGCTATCGATAAGCCTTGCTACTTCAATAGCGTCTTGCTCAGTTTTGTCTAAATCTTGTGTGCTCATTTTTTACTCTTGTTAAATTGATTGTTTTGAAAGGCTTTAATTCTATCTTTATGCATCTGCTTTTTCAAGCGCTTTGGCATACGACCAAGATCGCTGATTACCTGTGCGCCAAGCTGTCTGAATGCATCGCCTAGGAGTTGTTTCTCTGTCTTCATTTCTTCTTACGTATTTCACGCATCTTACGCTTCAAATACAAACCAAACCACAAAGGCCACTGTACAAGCCATCCCATGCAAAAATACAAGCAAAGATATGGAACAGTAATTGGCCATGTAATACCTAGCATAACCCCAATTGCCTGCTCTCCGTTATAACGGATTAAGTACATGTTATCACCACGATATCCAATTACGATCAGGCTAATTGCGATAGCAAAGGGAATCGAGATTAGATATGCCAAAACGAAATGTACCGTAGTCATTCCGTCATCCTCCGTATACACTTCCCAATCCAAATTGGAAAATACCCTATGAAGAAAAGTGACAAGGCCACTGCGACAACAGGCCAAAACACTGAGTAGATCAATGCCATAACACCACCGATGATCTTATCAAGCTCTTCTCCTCTTTGAAAGCCTACAAGTACCATTCCTAAAAATAGAGATACAGCAAGACCAATCAAATAAATATGAAAGATAAGCATTTCCACCACCTAAAGAAAAAGGGCCTGTGGAAGCGCCCTTTATATCATTGATTCGAAACTCTCACACACTGAGTCCTCTTATCGTACGTATAAGGCACAGTCCATCTGCGCCCTTTGTAACCAGCACCGCTGTACAGAAACTCATCATCCTGGCAGTGTTGCATAGTGTCATACGTTCCGATTACCTCGTACTTAGGCTGAGGAATAACAGGATTGAGATATGGTGTCGTTGCAACGGTAACTACGATGAGTGCCCACATAGTTTCCCCTAAGGGGCTTGTGTGAACACCCCTGCAGTTAACGAAGATTATCCGTAGGCTTACGCCTCGGAAACAAGTCCATGAAGACACAGATCGGCCAAAGAATGGAACCGATAATATCTTCCAGTACTTCGCTTATACCATCCTGTTCGTAAAAGATTGACAACATCAGGAAGTAAGCCACTGCAAGACAGAGGTAGATGTGGACAAACGTATCCATTACTTCAGATCATTCCACGTCCACTTGCCTTGATCCGATTTGACAACGTTCTGCCATGCCGGACTCGTACCCGTCGTCTCCTGGAGATCATCCAGGTTGTTGTAGAAGCACTCACGATAGTTCTTGAGCGCATTCACGAACTTTGCCGACTTGTATTCACGCGTAACCAGAAGCGAAGTGATCGATACCGTCTGAACGCCAGCCGCACCCAGGTTACGGTAACTCACACGAGCCGGTTGATACACCGCCTTGAGCTTGTCTTGAACCGGAGCCGGAATAGCCAGGATCTTGAAGATCGACGGCAGAGCTTCGATTTCTTTCATGGGCTGACCACCTACTATAACCACAGCATCGACTTGTTTGTTCGTCAGTGCGGACAGGGCATCAGCGTTAGTGTTGAATTCCTGAACGTTGTACGTAAGCCCGCCTTGGAATTTGATCACTTTCGCAGTCAATACCGAACCGCCAGCAGCGCCGATGGTACGACCATTCAGGTCCGAGACGTTGTTGAACTTGATCTCTTTCCCACCGATACCCATGAAGCCACCTTCCTTCACGCCATCGCCACGAGCCAGGAAGTGAACTTGCTCCGGGTGGAGCGAGAACAGCGTCTTGATCTTCGAGAGATCTTCGGTCTTCGCACGAAGCACGAGAACGTCGGTCTGCACGATTGCGCCGTTGACTTGGTTGGCAACCAGCTTGTCGATGTTGTCGTTCGAGCCTAGGCTGTTGATTTCCTTCACCTCGCCAAGACCACAGCGCTGATTCAATTCCTTGAACATTGCCGAGTACGTACCCTTCGGCCCGCCAGTTGCCACGGTGAGTGACTGAGCGTGTGCATTGTGCATGACCATCCACGTGATCAGAGCGCCTACGATCATGCCGTAGATCCAACGACGGTTGTTGTACTTGTTGTTGAACATGTCAATTCACCTTGAGGTCTTTGAAATTGTTATCGTCCGAAGACGTTGAGGCAGCCGGAGCCGCCGTTTGGGTTTGCACTGCGTCAGAAGCCTGCTGAGCGGATCCAGAGTCATGGTTGAAGGCGAAGTAGCCACCAACACAAACCAGGACCACCAAGAGGCTGCAAATCAGTCGGTACACTTTTGTGACTCCTGCATCAGGGTGATCATCTTCACGTTGAATGCGGACAGGCGATCCCGTGCATCTGTGGAATACTCATCCGACAACTTTTGACGATGAATAGGTGTATCAAAAGCCCCTGCGAAGGCCAGATACGCATCTTTCCATTCGGCATACAGCTCTGCCGAAATGGTTACTTCTTTCTCAGGTCCGGGTTGGTGAAGCTGAGACCCGCCTTGGGGATCTACCCAGCAATACTGCGATAGCGGTGTCTGGTCTTCATAACGCTTCTTTCCTCGCCACATGTTTCCCGAAAGCCTCGTAGGAGCTAATACAATCGGGACCTTGCAGTGCTTACAAATGCCTTCGAACATGTTTAACCCCGGTTGAGATGGGAAAGGAGAACGTTGGCCTGAATCGTGGAGGTCACGAACACAATCGAGTCTCCACACGGATCATAAATATGCCAGCCGTCTGCTTCTTCATCGTACTCTTTTGTGTACATGTTTAACCCCGGTTGAGATGGGAGAGAAGAGCGTCAGCTTGAGATCTCGAACTGACTTCTGCAATTACATTTTCCTGCGGATCGAGAATATTCCAAGCACATTCAAGCCAGTTCCAGTCTTTCTTGTACACGTCAAAAGCTCCTCGTGGTTATTTCTTTGCGACACTGGCCACAGTTAAAGCCATCACGGCCTTCGCTACCACCACCAATATCCCTTCCCCGATACAACTCTCGCACATCTACGGGGAGATACTCGTTGATAGCACCGCAGTTCTTGCACGTAATGCGCTTTGATACGGCGCTATCCTGGCCGACTACCTTAACCATGTCACACCTTTTGAGCAACCTTCACAGTGGAGAAATCCACCACTTGTGCAGGATCGTTGGTAAGAAGCGAAGCCGACTGCGGGGTTACAACCTGTCCCGGAACTTCAGTCAGCAGCGACGTTTCGAGCTGAGACATAGCACGGTTCATGTTCTCGCTCACTTGATCGATGGCAGTCTTCGACTTCAGCTCTTCCAGCAACTTGTCCGAATCCATCTGGGCCATACTGTTGAGCTTCTGCATCTCCAGCGCCATCTCGTTGACAGCCTTGCATTTCTCGATTTCAGCAAAGTACGTATCGAGCGCAGCGTCAGCCAGACGATAATTGTCCTGCCACTTCTTCAGAACCAGCTTCATGTTCGCATGATTCGTTTCGAACACTTCCGCTTGATCAGGAAACTTCTGCTTGAATCCAGCCAGCTTGTCACCGAAGTTTTTGATCTGTGTGCTCAGATTAGCAATTGCAGTCTGAGCTTCCTTCAGCTTGTCCTGCCGAGCATGAGCAACGTTGATCATTGTTTCAATCGGATTGCTCTTGGCTTCAGCTACGATGGCCTTGATCTTCCAGTTGGCGAACTTCATCGAGATCACCGGCGCGAAGTTGACAATAGCCAACGCCACAATACCAGCGATACCGATACCAACCAAGCCCTTTACTAGCAGCATGATTGCAGGAGCCAGGATAGCAATCGCTATAGCGCCGATTGCGATTTTGACGATCCCCGCAACCTTTTTACGTTTCAAATCGATGTCGTTCACTTTGATTCTCCCTTTCCGGATTGGTAACCTTTGTTCCAGGACGCATGAAGCGGACTGAAAACACTGTAATTATTTTGAATCTTGCCGTCGCCAGTGATTGCTGCAGTACGGCCTTCTTCAAAAGCTTCTTTATGCCACTCACTATCAATCTGACGCCAGCCCATGATTTTCCTTAGTAAACTTCGGTTCGTGTGCCTTCGTAGCACTCGTAGACGTAAACATGTTCAGGCTTAGTACAACCTTTGCCGCAGAAAACCCTACGTCCAGTAGGAGCTTCAATGACAAGATTACATCCGTGTATACGAAGATCTTCGCTGTGCTGATATCGTGCGTAAAGACTCGCTGCAACGAAGACCAGCACAATTAGGATTAATCCCCATACCAGATTTTCCTGCGATAGAAAATCGTACTCTTGCCTTCTGTGCAGACTCATTTGTTGTACCACGATACATGAGTTGCCCATTCCGGCTTTGCAGCGAAACTGTCAACCACCGACTCTTGCTTCTCGCCTTTACACCAGAAACCAGTTCCATCAGAAGGAATGAAAGCACCACATTCGACACTTTCAGCCCAATCCTTCGCCGTCATAACGTCTGCGTATCCCGGCACTTCGGTGAACTCATACTCAGTCATGTCACCACCACCACTTGGAAAGAAAATGGAATCCTACGAAAGCAACCGTTCCGAGGACTCCGATACAGATGAGTGCCACCAACACGAACCACAGTTCGATAATGGTGAATCCTTTTTGTTTGTGTTTCGAGAGCATGGCACTCCTTGTTAGTTAATTGCCAGGTCCATAGAGATTTATAGTAAAACTTACAGCATCCGTCAACGCATCTGAGAGCGTAATCGTAACTACATTACCACTTACAGTCATTTCTGCATTAGCCCCGCCTAGATCATTATCTGTACGGAACTGTGGGAACCAGTTTGAACGACTGCATGTTTCAAAGTCCAAAGCAGTGTAAGTCGCACTTAGCGAACCGGCAGGGATATTAATCACTGGCAGGTTATATGTTTGCGGAATAATACGTGCACGTGTTGTACCTGACAGGAATGTCTTTCCTGCAGCAGGAAGGTTGTGTAGTCTCGTAGCTGAAATGCCACGTGAGCTACTATTATTAACCTTGATGACACCAGAAGTAAATGCCGATAGTGTTCCAGCACCACCAGACTCTAGAGTATCATTAAGATCAAGACCTTCAATGTATCCAGCCTTGATTGCGAAGTCTTGAGCTTCACTAGGAATCACTGCTGCACCACTTACGAACGAATCCCAACCACTATCTTCAAGCTTTAGCTGATAGAAGTTTGAATCAGTAGGCAACAGGTTAATAAATGCGTTACCGAGTCGCTCACAGCCAATACGCCTCCATCTACTAGAGACCGTCATACCGGCTGTTACTGTAGATGCTAGACGGGGATCAAGAACATTGTCCTGATAGACGAAGTAAGGCGCATAGCCATTAAAGTAATCGTCCATGTCTGCATGTACGCCGAAGCTACCATTTCTCGGCAGATAAAATGCTGCACGTTGTTCTGCGTTACTGGAACATTCTTTCCATGTCCAGTCGCCACCAGTGCTTAGGATATTCCACGTTGCGAAATTACCTGTTGCACCGACGTTATCAAGTGAGCTGTGACCGTCATTAGTCCAAGCTGTATATGCGAAACGCACGCCTGTTACGAAGAGATCTTTAGCATCGAACTTGTGATTACCACCATTACCGAAAATAATGCCATCCATCAAACAACCGGTCGTTCCAATTACTGCACCCTTCTGACCAGGACCCATAATCTTGAAGCCACGATACTTAGCTGTGTCAAGCTTCCTTGGACCGTTGTACATCTGTAGACATGCAGTGCCAGCACCCATGTCTTGTGACCAACGAAGAATTACACCGTCGTTCTGCCCACCCATTCTGTAAGATGAGCAAATGATGTGTTTATCAACTGATTTGAGTTGTACGCCAGAGCATAGGTACATGCCCCGAACCAGTTTAACGTTTGCGGTTAGAGGCGAATCAAGAGCCGCTTGGACTTTTGTACCTGTTTGGCTTAGGCCAGTGAAGTCAGCGCCATACCATACTGCTGAGTGATAATCATTGTAGATAGCGCCAGCGATAGTGCCACCCTTAGACAGATCAAAGATCGTCTGATAATCGCTTGCGTCGATAAACGCATTTAGAAAGGTTACTACTACACCTGCTGCTGGTTGAAGGACCCCACCTTCATCGAAGATACAACGTCCGCTAAACGTTGTGTTAGCTACTACTGGGGTTAGACCTGATATACGAGTTACGTTCATGTTTGTACACTTTAAGTTAGGGTGATGCTTATATGCAGAGAGCATGTAAGACACCTACCCTAAACATAAAAGTAAGTACTATTCCTACAACTCTCTTATACCAAAATTAGGCTTTGTAATTAAAGTCCGGACCGGTAATATCTGGATTCTTTTAGATACTTTTTAGATTCCTTTAGAAGATGTTTCTTCAAGATATCCCATTGGCTCCATTCAAAAGTACACTGAGCCGTGCTCGGGGTATAAGGTTGTTTCAGATGAATATGTTTCCACTGAGGATCCACGGCACCAGTAATCACAGGTTTATCATCAATGAGATAATCCCCGCGAACTACAGTTTTATCCTTTGTAAGGATCATTCGTTTAAGCCAGAAATCTCCGAGGATTTTCTTAACCCACTGAGCCTTCTCAGAATGACAGAGCAGGTCTTCAAAGTCAAGTTCAGGGGCGCTACAGATGTAAGGTTCGATAAAGTCCTTACAATTCTCTTCAATGTCCTTCATCGCCTCAATTGAACCAGGAATGGTTTCAAGTGAAGCATAGAAACCTTTCGTACGGGGAATCTTGAGAAGATCTTCCCGGTGTTCTTCCGGAAACAACCCTTCAATGAAAAACTCTGTTACATCTTCTTGCTTGGGAACGAACCGGTCAGGGTACTTTTCTGCATACGTGCTCAGTACACGCTTGGTCCAATCGGCTTGAACGCCGTCCATGTCAATCAACAGAATTACTTTATTAGTCATCAATTTCCCCGAAGAATACAAAAAGAATACAACAGATTACTACTACGATTTCAATCGCTGCTGTTACGTAGTTACCCCAACCAATTGCTAGACCAGCAATAAAAGCATTTAGTAAAGCAATGCTTAGTAAAGTCTTATGTGGCATGTTCACCTCGTTATTACCTCAGCTTCAGTTTCCAGCCACACTCGTGCTCCACATGATAGAGGTTTGTCAGGCGAGTATACCAGTTTGGAGGGGCCGTTGATTTCTACTTCACGACATTTCGTGTTTGACTTATAAGTCTTTACGCTAATAACAGGCAAGTCAGTACCGTTCTTACGGTTTGCTCTGATAGCGTGTTGGTCAATATGAATTCTGCTTTTCATTGTTAAACAAAAAAGAAAGCCCGAGAATACCCGGGCTTGAAATTTATTAACTACCCTTCTGTCCAGCCCTTGCTTCTGTCGAATTCACCAACTCTTCGAGCGTAGACTTCAATCCTGAAATCGACTCGGACAGTGCCTTGCTGGCTTCCCGTTGTTCGTCTTGACGACGAACGTAGCCTGCGACGAACATGTTCAGCAGTTCAGCACGAACAAGCATTGTTTGACCAGGAGTCAATTGGATTTCTCCAAGCTCAATGGTCTCCATTGCCGAGTCGATCATGCCGTTCATGTGTTCAACCGTTTTCGAAGCGTTTACCGTCATCATTTTCAGTTCCTGTTATTAAATTAAACTTCGATGTTGATGCGGCCATAGTTCTGACGCGAGAACATATGGTACGGAAAGCCGAGTTCCGGCGAGTAGTGCGTGCGGTTCAAGAACTCTTGCACACCTTCGTCCCAGAAGATTTGGTGCGCTGCGATATCCGGATGCGGCTGATCCGCAAACACAGTATGGAAGGTGGGGAAATGCAAGTCGGTGAGCTGAACTGCAATTCGCTCTTGCAAGTGGAACGAGCTTTGCAGTTTGTACGCAACCCTGTCTTTCCAGGCTTCGGTATTCATTTTGCACTGCGTATAAGCAACGCAGATAATCGCCAGCGTGAAGATTGCGAAAATCACAAGAATCAGTTGAACGATAAACATTTTTGGTTAGGTCCTTAGGTCGATGAAAAATAATATAATTTTCTACTACAAGATTCTTATACCAAGTTTGTATCGAAAAACTAAAAAAAGAACAAATGAAAACGGAGCCGAAGCTCCGTGTGTTAGTCGTTTTCTAACATGTCCTTAGCTTTCGCCAAGGCTTTGCTGATAGAGTAAAACCGATTACCCTGACACCAGTTGCAACTGCCGTGATTACGACATGTACGGTCCACGCTTTTGGCATAGTTATACTTGTAAACACGACGGTTGTCTTTGCGGTTAGGATAGTTCTTATCAGTTTCAAAAGCCATGAGTAACTCCGTATAGAATTATTTCATAGCAATTCTCCTTTTATATTGCAGCGTTCCTGCGAACTTCATTGAACGTCAGTTCCTTCACGAGCTTACCACCAGTGTACACGACTTCGAGATGATCGTCACGACCCATTGCATTTTCACGACGGATCGTAGTCAGTTCACCGCTTTCGTCACTGACAAGTGCCAGACGCCCCTTCTTGCTAGTCTTGCCACCAGCAACAGGATCCTTGTACACGTCATTCCACTTGCCATCGATTTGAATTGCCGAAGCCTTCATTGCAAAGCCAAACGTATCACGGTCAAGCTTCTGGTGAAGAGCACCACCCATACCGAATGCAACGTTCTCAGCACTGAAACCATCCATCTTCAGAGCTGTGAGAATAGCTGCGATTGAGATCGGGTTTACACCGTCGCCTTGGATGACACGAACCTTGTTCAGGACTTTGAACCCTTTACCGTTCGTCGCGTATCCGAACTTGTCTGCGAGAATCCCAACAACCGTCCTAACAACCGACACCGGATCTCCGGAATCAGGTCTAACAACGAGAGTACCAGGCAAAGCAAGGACAAAATCACGAAGGGTATCGCCCCAGACGTTTTTGACAGCATTAAAGATGTCGTAACTATCAGAGACAACTGCGAAAAGGCCACTGCCGAACTTCTCAGCCATATTACGATATGCGTCCGCTTCTCCTGAACGCCCCCAACTAGTAATAGTACTATGCTCAGCAGCAGGGATGCTAAACCCAAGAGAATCACGTTCTGCTCCGTAGAATTGATGAGCGTACTCCATGCCGAGCATGGTGTCCGTACCCATGAAGTTCACCAAGTGTGCGGCACCAGCAATAGCAGAAGTTTCTGCAGAACTAGCACCACGAGCACCGAAGTCATGAAGCTTAAAAGGAAGCTCGTCAAGCGGCTTATCGCACGTATCGACCAGTCCTTTGAAGATGATTTCTTTACAGTGACGGCTGATCGTCGCAACTGTGGTACCAAACCAGGCCGCACGAAGGATTTGCGTTTCATAGAATGAACCCATCCAAAGCATTTCGGGATCGTGACATTCGACGTCAATGATAGCATTGCCGATAGGCACTTGCGTACCTTCAGCTACAGCACGGATCGTGATAGGCGCACGACCTCCGTACACTTCCACCACTTTACGGAATGCGCCTTCTGCAAACGGCTCTCCGTGAAGCTTACAGATACGTCCTGCTTCAATCACGTCGTCAAGCGCAATCGGAGTCAGAAGGTGATCCTTGATGTAGCCTTGAAGGCCAAACGGAGTTACGTGTGTGATACCGAAACCGCTATTGTCCTTACGGGGTTCTACGTAAGAAGACAGAGCAGTTGCACCAGCCGGGTATTGCAGGAAATGGCTGTGCTTGTATGAATCGGTATTGAGAAGCGGATTGATTTTGAATTGTGACATTATTAACACCTCGTTAATTAGAATGCCCAGAATCTATTTCTGGGACTTTTGTTTTAGATACCAAGCATCTTGCGAATGATCGATGAGTGATCTTCGAAGATCAGTTCAGCGTGACTTAGTACATAGTCGATCTCGTACCAGTCTGTAGCCTTTTGCAAAGCGGTGCTTGCGACTGCATCGTCGCCACCCTTTACCTTAGGAAGCCCCGGCTTTTTGTCCGACTTATCCAGGTCAAAAAGAAAAGCGTGCGAAATAGTGCGCCCACGCAAACTACGGCCAGGATGATCAAAAACAACACCGGCAGACATACTACCGCTAAGAAGACCTCTTGGAAGGTCAATCGAAGTTTCCTCTTGTAATTCACGGATCGCCGCATCTTCAAGCCTTTCATTTTGTTCCAGGAATCCTCCGGGTAATGCAAGGAGTCCTTCCCCCGGTGCAGCTTTACGCTTCACCATCAAAATATGACCAGCCTTCTTGACAATCGCATCGACAGTCACAAAGGTAGGTGCATACGGTGCTGCTTTCCAGGAGTCTTTGTACTTCTGCACCATCTTGTATTCACGTCCAAGACGCAGATACTCCGGAGTTTTGATGAACTCCTTGATGAAGCTAAAAGTGTACTCCGGAACCAAACTTTTGAGAAGCTCAATGAAACCAGGCTTCTCAAAGATTACTTCACGGATAGCTGTAGCATCAAAGCCAAGCTTGACTTCGTCTACTGCAACGTAATCGTACTGCGGAAAGAGATCAAGGTAGTACGAGCTTTCGTCTTTCTTGTTACCGACGATTGCAACCTTGCTTTTTACATCTTTGTCTGTCCAACCCTTTCCTGCCAAGAGAACAGTTGCTACTTCGTTTTGCACGGAAGTAACCCACTCATCATCTGAGTAGAGGTTATCCACAAGCGGAGCCGTGAAAATGTTCGAAGTACCAGCCGCTTGAATAACCATTTGCGAACGTTCATCGTACGTAAATGGATTCTTGATAGTGCGTGGTGCGTGCGAAGAACCGATAAGAACCAATACCTTGTCAGCCACCATGAACGCCTTATTCAAAAGGATCTGGTGACCTACATGCAAGGGTTCGAAACGACCAATGACTACAGCCAGGTCGTATTGATTTTCTTCTGTGGATACTGCAAGTTGTTTACTGCCAAAAGTAGCTGCGTACATTTCAGCCACTTCATGATAAAGTTTACTATGTGACATTCGAGCCTCTCGAAAGTTAAAAGAAGCGGTAACTCTCTGCTACCGCTGATAAATCAATTTTACTCGGATTTGCCGAGATTATCAAGCATGCTTTTCACAGACTCCATGCTGATACCCTTAAGCGGAGATTCTTCACCACCTTCAACCGACTTGATGACCAGGTTGTGTTCAAGCATAAGGTCCGTCAGTTCGAAAAGCGCCTTCTCGAAGTTTGATGCAAAGCGCTCGCAGTCAGCCTTCATTTCGTCAAGCTTGAAGTTCTCCCACAGCCCTTCGGTAACTTTGAGTTCCGCTTCCGACATGAATTCCTTCGTCGCTTGGAAACGCCTCCAGCTACGCTCGGTCTGCTCCACCAACTTACGTTCTTGCATTGCAAGGCCGTGAACGGTCTTACGCATGTCGTTGAAAATGTCGTCAATGCTCTTGCCAGGAGCTTCGCCTACGAGTTCCAACTTGTCTTCCTTTTCTTCGATGACGAAGCAAGAAACGCCAATCGGGATGATGATGTAGTTACCGGACTTGATCATTTTGAGTCTCCTTAACGCTAAAGAAAAAGTGCCGAAAACGTTATTGTTCCCGACACTGTGCTTATACCAATATTTAGTTACTTCTTGACAATGTCTTGCTCACCACGGCGAACAGTCCAGTCATCAACGTCCTTATCATAGAAAACTGGGACACCATAGTCTTCCAGATACTTACCAAGTGCCTGAGCAAATGGACGGACAGTAGCGTGAACAGTTTTACCAGAACGAAGTTCAGCTACGTACATAGCTTGTTGAACGGTGTACTTGAAAGCCACCTGAACAACATTACCCATCGGGAGAATGTATTGACCGAAAGCTAAGAAAGCTTCGTCGCTTTCACGAACATCCAACCTGTCATACGTATCCTCAATTTTTTCAAGCAACTCATCAGCCTTCTTCTGAAGTTCAGGCGTAAGATTGTCGTAGTACCAAGGATGAATACCATACTCTCCTGTTACAACTGGCATTGTGCAGTAGCCATTACGATGACGTTGGATATCCCGGAATGAACCGAAGTCCATTCTAGACTCGGTCCAAATAGTGGTTTGAGAAACAAGGGAATGTTTATGGAGTTTGGTACGCTTGGGGCGATTTTTAAACCCAGGACACAGAGCCCTGGAATCTTCGTCTTCAATAGCGACAGTAAATGTTCCCAATTCAATAGGGTCTGTTATCCTTTCGTAGCCCGTCACCTCTTGATACATAGCGTAGAAGTTCTGGAAGTCAGAGTTAAACTCATACACGTTATTGCCTTCGATGTTCCTAAGCTCACGCTCAAACTCTTCTTGTGTTGAGCAATTAGCTACGATTGCGTAATCCAGACGGAACGAATTAGGATACTTCATCTGCATCTGTTGATACGCCTTAGCTCCAAGAACTCGAACTTCCTCAAGCGGATGGTGCATCATCCAAATGAGATGCTCACCAGCGTTGCTAAGTCGTCCAGTCCAAGCCACATTGGTAGTAGCACCGACAGGGAGAAAACCACGAAGAATATCAAAAGCACGTGCAGCAATAGCCTTGTCATAGGTAACTAGCTTGTCGCCTTCCTTGATTGGGTACACTGTCTTGAGATGAGCCTTCAGAGGCTCAAGACTCTCGACATAGAACTTACGATACTCAGCGTAAAGATTTGCAATCCGACCGCTCATTTCTGAGTTCTTCGGAGCAGGATCATAGAAGGGTTGATAGCTGAAATCGATGTAACGTGAGCTACACTCCTGTCCTACGAAAAGAGGGTTATCTTCAATAGCCTTTGCAGCTAGCATTGAGATACCCTCGAAATACATTGTTTCAGAACCGCAGTCACCAATAGACGCATGTCCGTATCCCAGGTAGTATCGGGACATGAAATTACTTGAACCGACCTCATCAATCTTCTTGATGTGATCGGCTACGCTATCGATACTACGTGAGTACAACGCTTGAAGCATTGCGTTGTCTTCTGCATTCATGCAGGTATGAAGGATGATTCTGGACATAATATGTTTTCTTGTTTACTACTTTGTTGTTTTGGGCCTTCTTTCCGAATGTGCCATGCGTCACACTCTTTACAGAAGTAAGCTTTGTACTGACCTAACGCACTACCAGTCTTCGGCTTCTGAAACCTATCCTTGCGGGTAAGTCTCACAGCTTCATTCTTTGCAGTAAGTTGATCGTACTTCTTTTCGTGACACTTCTTTTCAGTTGACATGGTGTGAGCCCCCTTTGAGCGCAGTGGTTTCTGGAATTAGAATTTTTACCATTATCCTTATACCAAATACGCTCTTGGCTAATCAAAAAAAAAGGCGCTTAGAAACAAGCGCCAGAAAGGAGGACCACGATCAAATCTTTGATTAGTTCAGTGTCACACGACTTCCCGTAGGACAATCTTGAAGAGGACAGGAGCGGTATTCTACCCCGCCACGAAACTCGTGTCCACACTCACCGCATACAGCGATGACGGGATTGTGCAGCGGCGGGTTGATAGGCTTTTTCGGAATCAGAGGGACTCCGAGACGAGAAGCTTTCTGCTTAGGAGTTTCTTTCTCGAATTCTAAATCAGCAGCTACGAAAGGCTTTTTACCAGGAGGATCGATATACATTTAAACTTAGTCCTGCTTGTAGATGATACGAACTTCCCAACCCGGACTGCGCTGAAGAACTTCGTAGTTGGTGATGAGAATTACTTCCCACGGATTTCCCATGAACCGACCTTCGTAGCGAAGGACTTCTTGCCCAACTGCGAGGTCAACAGCATCACGAGCAGACATGTTCTACTCCTATTTGACTACCGGTTCGAGAAGACGAATGAGAGTTGCACGATCACCAGCATTTACTTCTTGCGTAGCATCATTCAACCGGAACAGAAGTCTTTTGAAGGCTTCCTTGTTTTCCTCGATTTCATAGAGCATCTTTGACTCAGCGTGTTCGAGGCCACAATCCATGCAGAATATTTCACTTAGAGTCATGTTATTCTCCAGCCAGTTCGGAGGTAAGTTCCTTCTCAAACTGTTTCTTGGTAGTGCGTTTATCTTTGCGGTTTTTATGCTCACCGCCTGTTTTAGCCTTTACTACCAGGCCTTCGTTTAACTGCTCGTGCCTCGGAGGTCTTGGTTTAGAGGCTCGTCGTTGAGAGGCCATAAGAAGCGGTATCCTTCACGAAGAATGCGGGTGCGGGCTGCGTAGCGCAACTCGCCATTGTCATCAGCATGACCATCAGTACAAATCTGTTCTTGAGTTTCATGATTGGTTTCCATTTTGAATACTGCTCCGATTGGAAAAGCCTTAGGCATCACTGATTGGACTCGAACCAATTACCCCAAGCTTAGAAGGCTTGTGCTCTATCCGGATGAGCTACAGTGATCCTAAGACCTTTCGATTGGTGGACGTGACGAGACTCTCACTCGCAAGGGGGACTCAATTCAGCCCCTACCGTATTACGCAGGTTCGGCCTGCTACGATTCGCACGCCCATAGATTACTTAGAGATTTGATCGAGTGCAAACGTCTTGTACATCGAGCTTGCTATTTCGAAGTTATGGCTCCAGCCCCACTCGTTCTGAACGTACTGTTTGAACAGTGTCTGATCCAGTTCGATGGTGTCGCTGACCGACCATTCGAGCATTTTGATTGCATCGACGTACTCCTTCTCATAGCTCTGAGGTGGAGCGAACTGGACTGCACGGACTTTGAGAGCGTCTGTTGCTGAGCTGGCCCCTACTTCATACAGCTTTACCTCCAGATCGTCCATCAGTTTCAAACGATAGCCGACTACCGCTTCAGCGTAGTCAATCTTGTGCTGAGCCAGGTTTACTTTCAGTTGTTCGATAAGCTTGAGACGATCAACCGTAACAGAGCGTTGGTGTGAATTCATCATGGTCTATTCCATGTTAGTTAAATGGTCGGCGCATCCGGGTACGATCCGGAAAAGGAAGATTAAAAGTCTTCTATGATACCAGTTTCATCATACGCCGCTTACCAGAAGAACGTGTAATTATACACGGACTAAAGAATTTTTCAAGAGAAATAAGAACTGGGCCACCGGTTAGGTTTGCCCAGTCCTCAGATACAACGCTTCTGCCATGCTATCGAGTAGTCTTAACAGAAGTTTCACATTTTGGAGCAAGTCCCGGCAGTAGATGCCGCAATATCCAAAGTATAAATCTCTACAAATATAGTAGTAGAGATGGGTGCAACCTAGTAAATATGACAGCTAACGTACTCCCAGTCCCCCAGGAGATACAGCCTTTTCAACGGGAGGCCACCCACGAGTCATTGAGCGTAGCGAGGGAACCGAAATTCCCCCGACCCTGAGTTTCACAGGGTACTACCTAGCTGACCTTACTCCGATTTCGGAGCAGCCTTCGGCGTCCAGTCGGTCGGAACCTTCAGCAGTTCCTTGTTTTCGACACGGTGCGACCCAACGTGGCCGACCAGAATGCCCAGCGGAACGAAGTTGTTCGTTTCCAGGCCATACGCCTTCGCACGGTTGATGTCGGCAATACGAGTCTTTGCAGCTTCGACGGTGTTGCGAGCCGAACGGATTTCTGATACGTTTTCTTCGATTACGATTTCAGCAGCGTTCAGAACGCCCATCACTTCCTTAGCCGCCGCGATGGCCGCTTCCTTCTTCTGCGCTGCTTGCATGTCTTGCAGTGCTTCACGCAGATCCACGTTCAGACCGCCGAAGTCAGCGACTTCCTTGGTGAATTGCGAATCTGCCAGACGGATTATTGCGTTGCTCATGGTCGTTTCTTCCTTTTTGGTTGTAGGTACTTCGAGTTTATTGCAGATGGTCTTGCCAGGGCGGAAATGCCGTTTCTTAAGATACTCCACCTTGACCTGATCGGTGATAGGGGTGCCGTCAGTATACTCAAACTGCACACCTTCCCTTGACACAATTACCGTGTAATCGTTGCATGGAATCAGATCTTCTACTGGCAAAAGGTGAAGGTGAAGCTGATACGGACGGGACTTGGAGTCTGTTGACTCTATCTTCTTGGCGAGGTATAACTTACAAGAGCCGCCCATTACTTCAGGCTGTTTGATTTCAAGGAGAAAAGATCCGCTCGCACTAGGACAGTGCCCGCCAACGAGCCTGTCGCATTTGGAGCAGCTCTGTTTCTTGGCGTCGAGTTTTTCCTTAAGCAACTGGCCGAGATTGGGCACTGCAGTTACTGGCTCATTCTCCTTCTGCTCAAAGTCGTTCATGCAAGGTCCGACCTTTGCGCTGACCGGTGTGAACCGATGGTCGAGATACTTTCCACCGCACGCAACACCAGGCCCTTTGAATTTTTTGCAATCACCGCACGGCATTATTTCTCCTTATCTACAACGATTAAGTTCTGCAGCCTAAGACAAAGCTTAAGCGTTGAAGGGAACCCCGTACTGGACTACGGGGGTACTGCGGTTTAGTTTCGGTGGTCCAAACACCTAGTTGGTTTCGCTGCCTTACCAACAGAAGTTCCAACAGAAAGAGTGCAACTACATCTCTCTCTTCAGCTTTCCAACAGCGCTCCGTCCTTTATAGAGCTTCGCCTCATCAGCGCCAGAATCGAACCGGCCCCTCTGTTGGAAGTTTCCCCTTAACTGATTCGTTTAACTCTCAGCTAATCCGGTAGCGACTCCACTCTACCTCTCGACAGTTAGTTAATCCTCGTCAGGACTTTGGTGATTCGAACACCATCGCTTGGTTCAGGGGAAAAGAAAGGCATCGAATAAATACAATGCTTCCTAATAAACTTATACCAATTCGAAATGTCGAAATTGAATAAAACTTACAGACAACGCTCAATCACGTTTGCGATTTGCTTGAAGCTCAGCCTATCCGTATCATTCAGGTTTACCAGGGTAGTTGCCTGACCACGATACGTAACATTGATATCAGTAGGCTCTGCTGCATCTTTCTCGCTTGCAACCTCCATCAAACCTGCCCACTCTACAACTGCAGGAGGAAGATGCCCGAATGCGTCCATATAGCTAAATTTGCTAGTCTCTTTTGCAGCAAGTTCCGGATGCTCTTGAGCATGAATGTTGCATAGAACGCCGAGGCAACAGAATCCAATATCGTCACGGAGTTGGCCAGTAGTACGGGGGTAGTCACCGCTGCGAAGAGCTTTGAGCCACTTAGTTTTTACACGCTTTTTCATTTCAATTCTCGTTTAAAGTTGTTTACGACTTACAGTTGTGCTTCAATAAGATCAGCGATTCCGGAAAATCCGGGATTCAAGCTAGGGCTATCGTTGAGAGTCCAAAGATCTTTCTTTGAGCCTTCGAACATTACCTTGCCATCATCATCAAGGCCGGCCCACCTACGGACTTCATCTGCAAGCATTCCCGGCGAATTTCCGTAAACAACCACTCCCTCAAGACCGTCGGGGTAGTGAAATCCCTTGCTCTCAGGATGCTCTTTGAGATGAAGTTCACAAAGAACGCCGAGGCAACAGTGACCTTCAGTCTTTTTAAGCTGACCTGTAGTCTGCTTGTACTCACCGCTACGAAGAGCGGCTACCCATTTTGCTTTTACCACTTGGTTCATATTTAAAGATCGTACTTAATAAGATCAACGATTTGTGAAAACGGCATATCGTGGTCGTTAAGGTTTGAAAGCCAAACTTCTCCGCCTTGCCTATTCGTGATCGACAATCCCCCGTCGAAAGACGCAAGACCAGACCACTTTTTAACTTGTACAGGCAAGTTACCTTCCGCTTTAAGAATGAGCTTCTTACCATAATCGAAATTGGAATTAACCCACGGCTCGCCCGTTTCCTTGGAATAGATATCGCAAAGAACCCCAAGGCAGCAGAACTGTTCATCTTTGTTGAGATTGAACTTTCCCTGCTTATACTCTCCGCTCTCAAGAGCAGCAATCCATTTCTGTTTGACTTCTTCGTTCACAGTTGAGCCTCGATAAGGTCTGCGATTTGGTGAAAGTTGTATCCACGGCCATCATTAAGAAAAGGGATAGACGAATGCATCGAATATCCTTCAACCTTAAATCTTATAGCCTGAAAGTTAACATCAGCCCATTCAGAGATATGGGAAGGAGGAAATCCTTCCATCGAATCAAACGATTGCTTCTTAGCACCAGTCTCTTTATCATGAACCTCGCACAAGACACCAAGGCAGCAGTGAGATGTACTACCATCTACCTCGTTTTGCTTAAGCCTATACCGGGTCTGTTTGTACTCCCCGCTGCGCAAGGCTTCAACCCACAGTTTCTTTACACGTTCGTTCATAGCGCGTATTTGATAACGTCAGCGATTTGAGAGAAGGTGAGACCGGAGTCGTTCAGAGTTGCCAGAGTGAAGTAGTCGTATTGATTTATAGGATCATCTCCTTCTACCCAGCTCTTAGCCGGAACCACTGCTGGGTTCTCACCTTCGATGCCTGCCCAATCTTGGACTTTCTTATCAAGAGTCTTACCATTACCCTCGAAACGGAAAAGCGGTTTGTTGAGCAATTCCGTTGGGTAATAGTCTTCGTCATCGACAATTTCATCAAGTGGCTTAACAGTGTGCGGTTCCCACTTGGCACCTTGATTCTCCTGGATATACAGATCCGTGAGAACTCCAAGGCAGCACATGCCTTCACCGGTATTAAGACACTTCGTGGCTTGTTTATACTTACCACTTTCCAGTGCCCACACCCACTTTTCTTTGACTTGTTCGTTCACAGTTGAGCCTCGATGATGTCAGCGATTTGGTTGAAGTCGAACGACAAATCATCGTTCAAGTCCATCAAGTTGGAATTACGAGACCTAATATCGGCCTCTTCGTCGGAAAGAATAACCGGAGCATCCCCATGATTCGCAAGAATACCGGCCCATGCTCCAACTTCGCTAGGAAGAGACGTGTATTCTCTGTCAAACCTGTACCGTCCCAACTTAGCATCGAACTCCCATTTGAACTCTGGAAACTCTTTGGAGTAAACATCACACAGAACACCGAGGCAGCAGAAGCCTTGATTATCCTTGAGTGAGTATTGGGTCTGCTTATACTCCCCGCTTCGAAGCGCAGTAAGCCACTTGGCTTTAACTTCTTGATTCATCTTCATTACAGAAACGCCTTGATAAGATCTGCGATTTCAGGAAAGGTAATGCCTTCGTCGTTCAGAGCTGCAATACTTGTGCTGATGTCGGCTTCCGGAATAGGTTCAGGATCTTTCCCTATAAAATTTGCACGTTCAGCGAACGGAAGATACGGAACATTTGTGTCAATACCGGACCATGCCTGAACATCTAGAGGGGTTAGGTAAACCTCTCCATCGAAACCAGGCTTGCCTTCATCTTCAATGAATTCCCACTCCAGGCCATGTTCTTTTGCGTAAATATCTGTCAGAACTCCTAGGCAACAAAAGCCGCCCTGGCCATTGTTCAAACAGCTCTTACCTTGGCTATATTCGCCGCTAGTAAGAGCTTCAACCCATTTCTGTTTGATTAGTTCATTCATTACAGAAACGCCTTGATAAGATCTGCGATTTGAGGAAAAGAAATACCAGCGTCATTTGCGCCAGCTACGCTTTCGTGGTATTCGGACATTTTGTCTTCATCAATCTCAATGTCTTCGCTATTGTGATCTTCGTCACGAGGAATAAAAGGAAGAAGAGGAATCGGTTCTTTCAAACCAGCCCAGTCTCTTACTATGGAGGTAAGTACTCCAGCTTCATCCCATTCATTAGGATTCCCACCAGGAGCATCCAGTGCATACCGCGTAACACCTGCCTTAACTCCGTAATCGCTCAGTTTCCACTTGCCACCATTTTCCTTGATGTACAGATCCGTGAGAACACCGAGACAGCACATTCCTTGGCCATCGTTAAGACAACCTTTAGTCTGTAAATATTCCCCGCTGTTCAAAGCTTCAATCCATTCCTGCTTAATTTGTTCGTTCATGGTCTTGATCCGGTATAGGTTATTATTACAATACAGGCTAACGCAATTGCGACGCCCAGTGTCCAAACTGATGCCTTTAGAGCGGCCTTCATTTTGAGAAGCCAAAAAAGAGAGTGTAGAATTAAAGAGCTACTTCTTATACAACTCTCTTATACCAAAATTGAGGACTATAATTAGTCGTCGTGCTTGCCGTCGTAATGACCTTTCCAGTACCCTTTATTCAATTCTCCGTTTATTGCCTTAACAAGAGTTTGAGCGGGAGCTTCTCTCAGAGCAAGCATCATTGCGAAGTTAGCAATATCGGTAGGGTCACCCTTGTACAAGTGTTCAACCAACATATCTGCAAGTTTATCAACACTGCACCTTTCAGGATTGTCCCAACCGCCACGACCTTTCTCCCGAGCTTTAGCGAGCTTCGCTTTCATCATTGCTGCAAACTTATCCACAGCAACGTCGTCGGGATGAGGTTCTTCAACGGGTTGTTTGAAGCCCTGAAACATCTTCCTCAACTCTTCCATTCCCGCTTCAACTTGTCGAGCAGCTTCTGCAAAGGCCTCATACTGAGCAAATTGAACCGGAGACTTTTCATGTCCCAGAGCTTCAAGCATCATCTTCAGATCTTGCAAAGCAATTTCTCTATTCTTGTGCTGAGACCTGTGCGTATCACATGTAGCAGAAGCTCCTGTCGGGATATGAGTTGCACGAACCCCTACCCCCATAGAGGAGCCTACCCACGTTCTAGGCTCCGTATAAAACACATCTAACTTAATGTCTTTTGGATCAAGTTCCATTTTTAGTATCTCTCATTGCATAGGCGAAGTCACCAAGGCTTGAGGCTTCTTCTGCCATTTGTTTAAGTTCTTTGATTCTTTCGGCCAGCGTAATCACTGCCTGAGCCGATGTGCTGATTACACCTTCAGCTTTGTACTTCTCCGCCAGCGCCAGAGCTTCGTTGATTGTCATTGTTGACATTCTCCGTTTCGTCTTTGTAAAGATGAGCCTCACAGAACATGAAAGCTCGTCCCAGTTTGTCCACATGCACAAGCGAGCCGCTAAATTGACTCAGCTTAGTCGGTGACTTGGACCTACACCCGTCGCATTGATTGATCATTTTAGGTAAAGCACGATAGAGACGAAAGAAAATACAAAGAATCCTCCTGCAAAGAAAAGTTCGAATACAGTTGAGACTTTTCTTCCAGTAGGAAGATTTGTTTCTCGAATAGTAAGCACACCGAGAAGTAAACTGAGAATACAAAGAGTAATGTCGAGAATAATATGAAACATAGATATACAAAAAGAAAAGTTAGGGGATACAGCACCAGGACCAGCCTAAGCCAGTCCCGGTGCGGTTCAGTTGTTACGCCGAACGTCGCGGATGATCCGGACCAGGCTTGATTTTGAACGGCATCAGAGCCGTTGCTTTACCGATGTTGTTGCCATTTTCAGCGAGTGCTTTCTGAAGATCGAAACCAGCGTCTTTGTTAAGCTGGTCACGGACCTTCTTCAGTTCTTGCTTGTTGTCGTGCGAGTGCTCGCCGTTCGTGCCACGGATGATCCAAACTTTCTTCATTTACAACTCCAGTATGGTTATTTTGTGAGAAGCCTAGAACTAGTCTAGGCACATGAATACTTACTTGTTCATCTTGTAAGCGATGACAACCCGCTCGTTGCCCTTGCCCGTCACAACCGTGCGATTCTTCTTGCCGTTGCACGAGTTGAACGGGAAGTTGCCCGTCGAAGCCTTGTTGTCATGCTGCCAGCTGACACGGCTGGACTTGTTTTCCAGGTTACGACGCATCGCACCGTTCGCACGGTCCTTGGCAGTCTTGCCGACACGGGCACGCGGGTGATTCTCCGGGCCGATTTCCATGCCCTTCCAGAGAATCGTGACCTTCTCGCCACGGGTGATGGTGGTCTTGTGACCGTCCTTCACGACGATTTCCTTCGGACCTGCGTTCTTGAACTCCGGCTTCTTGCCGTTGAACTTTTGTTGGCGATTGTCAGCCATTTTATTACTCTCCATTTCTTGGTTTAAAACTTCATCGAGTTTTGATAAGGAAAAAACAAACTACTACTACAGTTGACCCACTACTTGTGTGTACTCCGAGTAGTGAGCCGTAAAGAAATGATTATGTGTTCCGTAATATACTTATACCAAGCCATATCACGAAACTTGAAATCAGTTTGCTTTGAACTGAAACTGGGTGCTTGCACCGGAACCGAGTTGATAGACCGGAAGTTTACCGTCCCATTTCTCGATCCACATCTGTTGCAGGATTTCCGGATTCTTGGCTAGTGCTTGACCACGAATAACCGTAGCCTGAGCATCGTTTGCTGCGATCTTCAGATCAGCATCCGAGTTTGCAATACGCTTTGCAGCTTCAGCCTGCGTCTTCTGCAGTTGGTTTTGCGAAGTGATTGCATCCATCTTTGCTTGTTGCTGTGCATTGATAGAAGCCTGGATTGCTTCCGGCCAATGGAAGGCACCGACGTTCGAAAGAAGCTCTACCGTCAGGCCATTAGGTGCTGCACGCTTGATAAGTTCAGCGTTGACCTTCGACATGAACGCGGGAATGTCATTGCTGATTTCATCGAACGTCAGATTGCCAGCAACTTCATTCAGGCTGTCACGAATCAGGTTACGAAGCGGACCCATCGTAATGCCATCAAGGTCTTTGTGATACTTCTGGAAGACGAGCGGAGCATTGTCTGCCGATATGTGGTACGAAATGCCGAAGTCAGCGTTGATGGCTACGCCGCCCTTTGCTTGAAACGTTACCGATTCATCGCTCGGATGACCTTCTTCCGGAGCCTTGCTGTACACGTAGTTTTCCGTGAACGTCGGATACTCGTACACAGTCGTGTTCCAGCCAGTAAAGTAACGGCCAGGGCCAAGAACCTTGGTTTGTACGCCACGGTCGCTGCCGTACATGTCTACCTGAACACCTACGAAGCCCGTTTCGACTTTGCTACAAGCAGCGAGAAGCAGGGCTGCGATGATGAGGAAAATACGCTTCATTTCTTGGTTTTGCCTTTGAGAAAAAAGTGCCACACACAGAATGCTGTGAGTGGAATTGTGAGCCACAGGAGCGGGACGAGTACAATCAGATCTCCGCCATCATTCACTAACGACTTCGTTAGCGGCAACAGCAGAACCAGAAAGTACAGCGTCGCCAGAATCCCGTAAGAGACGAGAATGAGTTTCTTGTACACTTTAGAATCGTGGAAGGAAGTCGTACTTGAAAATCAATCCATCAATGACGCCGATGATATACTTTTTGTGCTTCAGTTTATCTTTTGGATATCCAAAATTGTATAGGATTTCATCGCAGTCCTCTTCAGACATTCCGAAAATTTCCACAGCGGCTTGAGTAAGATTATCACCGTGACTCTTCAGATCAGCATCACCGTTGTGGTCTTCAATCCAAATCGCTTCTCCAGCAAGGAAAGGATCGGTAGCAATCCATCCTGCCGCACACATCACACATTCAGTGAAATCCGCGGAATTCCACTTCGAAACAAAATCACCCAAGTAGATGTTTTCTTTCGGGATGTTCTTCAGCATACGACGAAGATGCTTCAATTTCTTAACGGTATTATTAGCCATTATTTCTCCTTGAAGAAGACCGAGATTTCTCCCGGCCCTCAGTTACGCTTTATGCAAAGAACGCCTTGACTGCACGACCCAGACGAATCCAGAAACCATCATCGCTGGAATAGCGAGCAGGTTCGATGAACTCAAACTCTTCTTCGTGATGTGCAGCGATTGCGCTGAACGACATGTCCGTGTTGCTGGTGCCCAGTTGGAACACAGCTTCTTGGAATGCCTCACCCTTTTCCAGCACCAACGTGAAGTCACTGTACTGAGCCGTACGGCCATCGCGCAGAGCCAGAGCATGTGCATTGCGGCACACGTTCTTGATCTGACGACCGTTCACTTCGTAGCTCGACAGATCCCAAATTTCGTCTTCCGTGAGGACTACGTCATTCAGGTTCAGGTTGTTTTCCCAGATCTTGTAACGATCACTTGCTTCGAGGCCAGGGAAGTTGATGGCCATGCTGATCCGCGAATAGAACGCCTTGTCGATGTTCTTCGCACGGTTCGAGGTGAGGAACAGAACACCTTGGTAGTATTCCAGCAGACGCAGGAACACACCGACCATAGCGTTACGTTGGATATTGCTATCCGTACGTGCTTCCATGAAGATGTCACATTCGTCAAGCAGCAGCACTGCGTTCCAGGTCGAAGCCACGTCCAGGATTTCACGCAGATTGCCTTCCAACTCTTCTGCGGACGTTCCCAGTTCACCGACACCAACCATGTACAGCGGACGCTTCAGGTACTCTGCCGTAACTTCTGCAGTCAACGTCTTGCCCGTACCCGGCTCACCAGCCAGCAAGAAAATACAGCCGCCGCCCTTACCATCGATGATGTCCGGACGAGTGCTCTTCTCAAGCTGTGTTGCTACCAGTGAGAGAATCATGTTCTTCTGTGCTTCTTCCATCACTAGCTTGTCGTATGCATCGCTGCGGTACGCAATCTCGCTGATGTTTTCCACCAGCATTTCACCCCAGACTTTCGACAGGAACGAAAAGCCATAGACATACGGCGAGAATTGGAGATAGACTGATTCGTCGATGCTGACCGATTCCGACTTAGGCTTGTAACCATAGCCTTGCTGATCCTGCGTACCGCCGAAGTACTTGTTATAGTTCGGATCCATTACCCGCATCGCTGTGAAGTCAACCATCACACGACCAGTCGAACGGAAGGCGGTGTCGCTCCAGTAACCACGGCGAATAAGATCACCCTTGTAAGCCATGTACGACGACTTCGACGTAAATTCGACTGCCTTCTTGCCACGAGCGATGAGCGACTGCTTCAGCTCTTCGTTGTTCTTGATAGGCGTGAGGCCGAGTTCATTGAGCGACTTCTTACCTTCGAAGCCACCGAAGTAATACGAGTGACGGAACTTCTGAATCTCAGCACCGTTACGAGCGTACATGTGACCTGTTGCTTCGAGATACGGGCCAGCCATGCTCATGCGTTGATTTGCCGTGAAGGTACTGATACCGAGCGATGTGCTGCCGTCATTCAATGCAAACTGGATGCCAGCTTGCGAAAGAAGAACCGAAAGTTCGTCGTACGAGAACTGGTCTTCAGCCTTCAGATTGTCGATGTTCCCGAGCGTGCTTGCGTAGAACTCGTCAACTTCTGCAACAACACGGCTGACTTCCGCATGAACCCGGTTAGCCATGTCTTGATCGTCATCGTACATGTACGCAACGTCGCTAAGATAACTCTCAATGGATCCTTTGCAACGGAAGATCTGCAGGCCAGAGATAAGTACCTGGGCACGGGCCATGTTGAACGGACCTTCATTACCAATGTAGTTGAATTCATTGATGTGAAGGTTATACGATACGTCACGAATGGCATCGCCGTATTCTTGCAGGCTCTGACGGATGTCATGCGGAATGTACACACTGATCTTGCCTGCACGTCCCTTGAACACTTCTGCAGGAGGACGCTTGCTGATTTCGACTTCAGCATTTGCTTGTTCTTGCTTCGCAGCTTCGACAAACGGGTCCTTCTGCTTCGTGATACCAAGAGTTTCAAGAGCCGCCTTGATCGATTCCGAAATCAGGGCTGCTTGAGTTGCTTCGGACGTGGTGGGGGCCGCAACTGCAGCTGCATTCGATTCCACGGCTTGAGTTTGGATTTCGCTCACGTTAATTTCCTTCGTTTCCATATCGATTATGCCTTGCGGCTTGGGTTGGCTAAACAAATTGACAAGCAATAAAAAAGGACCTCGATATTAGCTGAGGTCCTGCGAAAAGCATGTGCTGCGTGGGCCATTCTGGACTTGAACCAGAGACCGGACGATTATGAGTCGTCTGCTCTAACCAACTGAGCTAATGGCCCACATAGCACACGCCAACTAAAACAAGGGGGACTCGAACCCCCAGCGTCACAAGAGTTTGTGCTGCTCTACCGATTGAGCTATTGTTTTAAAAAGATATTCTCTTTTACAATTCTCTTATACCACGGTCAGGTACATTAATTGATTAACGCTTCGCCGTCAACAATCGTCAACGTACCTTTAACAACGCATGCCGCTTTGGTATGTACGTTATCGGGAGTCTCTTTTGTTGTAAAGCCAATACCCGGCGAGATATGTATGTGAGTGACGTACTCCGTCTTACCGTTAACTTTGATGACCCAAGGAGGAATCGATTGATCCAGATTGTGCGCTTTGTTAAAGTGAAAGACAATTTTATCCTTTTTCATGCTGCCCTCCACAGACGCATATTGCTAAACAACTTTCGTTGTTCGTCAGTGACGGGTGCAGTGGTGATAGACGTGTAACCCATGTCATCGTCTGGTTCGAAGAAGTCATAGAATTGAATGTTATTTGCCCAGATTTTATCTCTGAGTTTCATAAGCTCTTCTTTGTTCTTAACTTCGAGCAGAATGAGTGACGGAATTTTTCCGTTAAGGGGGTTTGACTCGTTTCCAGCATGAAAAGCTGAATGAGCAGTCTGAACGATTTGATCAGCGAGGGGAATATCTTTGCGAATGATTGAATAGATGTAAGACATGATTTTCTCTTTAAATGAATTAGGTACTGCAATTTACTGCGCCAAATTTCAATTCAAAGAGTGTCTTACGGAGGTTTTGTAACCTAGAGCTTATTAAGCTTCATGATGTTTCCTTTTTAAGATGCTACACGATTAATGGGTGGCAGTGCATTTAACAAAGCCTTAGACAAAGCATCAGCTTCTTCTTTAAAGCCTTGTTTAAGGATACTAGTATGTAGTTCCCACATTGCTTTCCGTTCTTCGTTAGAAATATTGGAATCTAATTTCCAACCTTCTGGCCAAAGAGGCCAAGCCGCGCAAGGCCCTTTATGACCTCTATCCGCACGACAACTCCAACCTGCAGGAGGAAGATCACATTTGCTCATATTAATTCTTTGTGGAAAGGACATATCGAACCTTAGCCAGTTTAAAAGCGTCGATGTATCTAGATTCACCCCTGAGAGTATCCCAGACTAAGACTTCTTCTTCACGCTGGTATTCTTCACACTCTATTACAACGAGTTTACCGAGACTGCCATCTGCAGGCTCATAAACCTGACCAAGTTCAATGCCATACTTCATGATGAACCTTGTGGTGAAAACGACGGGACTTGAACCCGTAACCAACGGTTTTAGAGACCGTTGCTCTGCCAATTGAGCTACGTTTTCAATGTTCTTAGTTTAATGAAGAGTTAAATGAATGTCAACTTAGAAAAGAGTACGGATAAATACAATCCCAACTGCAGCACAGGCGATTGCTACTCCAACATGTTCGAATGCAGTAGGCCAGTCCATGTTATCGATCCATGTAGTTGCCAGCAGCAGATGGCCTCTTTTCACAATAGGCATCGGCAGTTACATTAAGAGGGTCACTGGCGTCGAAGCCAATTGTCTTCATGATAAGGCCAAATTCCTGCTTAGCTACAAAATCCTTTACTGCTTCTTCAAGATCTTTTTGAGTAAGAGTAATCATTATTTGCATTTCAAACTCCATGAAAAAACCCAGCCGAAGCTGGGTGTATGTTAATCCCACGGAAGAAGTTCTTTACGGGGAATGATGACTTCGTACTCTTCGTTCTTTTTGTAACGAGCGAGTTCTACGTTGGCTTCTGCACGGTGTTTGATCTGACATTGCTGACGAATCCACTTGGAGGGCCAAGTCCAACGCGCAGTGTCACCGTGGTGCTTGTGCAGAGCTTGAGTGAGTTCCTTGCCTTCTTTAGGGACACGGATCCATCCGTAACCGTTAATGCTGAGACGTTCCCACGAGTGGGTTACCCAAATCGGTACGTAGTTCTTTCTGCGGATAGTTCTTGACATATATGTTCTCCAGTGAGTTGCATATATGCCAGTTGTGATAGTAAGCTTCGTTGAACATGTTAGTTTCCTAGGTTGCACTTGAAAAGGAATGAAGCAGCTTCTTCTGCAAGCATGGTTTGATCGAAGTGTTCAAGCTTATGATCATCGAGATAAATTCCAAGTTCATCTTCGACTACCATCACGACTTCGACCATGTCAAGGCTGTCCATGCAGAGGTCTGAAAACGTGCGATGAATTTTGCCTTCCAGAGCTTTGGTCGTTTCTTCAACACTGATCATCGTATACTCAAGCGTAGCTACGAGAACAGCCTTCTTAAAATCGTCTAGAGTAAGGTTACGAGCCATATTAATTGTGAGTAGTGTGATTACGGGTTTCGCCACGCTCTACCATAGTCCAAGAATAATCAAAGAGATAGTTATGAGCGTTGCCTTGGAGATTGTACTTATCCTTTGACAATGAAATCTTGACAAAGGTCCTGTAATGGCCTTTCGTACACTCAGCAGTACGATGGACCATACTGTGGTCTAAACACAGAAGAGAACCTACAGGATATGTCTTGATATTCTCAGGCTTTACTTGAGCTTCCATATCCTCCATTGCACCTTCGTGGTCTTCTCTCAGATCAAAATCTTGGACACAAAACTCTGTTGGCATCGAGTCGTACCAAATGAGGTTTATATCATTTGTGCCGAATCCATCTATGTGCCAGCCTGGCCTGTTACCAGGATTACCCGGAGTTACATAGAAATGCTTGGCTGTGACATAGACGTATTCATCTTCGTAGTATCCAATCATATCTACGAGAGGCTTTAAAAATCTAAGGTTTTGGGGGATTCGAACGTCAGTTCCAGGCATGCGGATAGGCATGTACTGGACAAACATGAGTTCAGGAGGAAATAGCATTATGCAAGAGACATTTACAGGAGGTGCGCTCCTTACTATCATGCTGACTCCTATTTGGTGGTCAGAGTGCTCAGATTCGAACTGAGGTTGCACGGTCCCAAACCGCGAGTAATGACCTGGCTATACGACACTCTGATTAAGATTTACTCTTCAAACTCGTAAGTTTTAAGAGCTTCTAGTTGTGATCGTTCTTGAAGAGTTAAACATTCCGCCTTAAACCATTTATGTCTACGGGGATTTCCACACCCAGAGCAAGAACACATCTGAGGGTGTTGTACCATTGCGCTTAATTGCTTTGGTGTAAGAGGCTCTTTTCGCCAGCCGTATGCTTTGCGTGTTTCTTTTAGTCTATCTGTGTGATGACGGCGTTCTGCTCGGTTAAACATTCGGCTTTTTCCTTTTCACATTCTTCTGTACAAACTATCCAACAATTACAGCTTACTTCGTTGCGCTCTCTTCTTACTGTCTCTAGCTGAGCTTTACACCACTCAGTCTCATAATCGAGGACGCTCATATTTTACCAATCGTATTCAAATGATCCAAGATTCTTCTCAAGGATCTCTTCTTTTAATTCATCGAGTTTACTTGGGTTTTCATAGAAGAACATTTTCCACTTTTTGATATGGACCGCAGTTCCAGGATTTTCTTTGAAATACTTTAAATCAGATTCTAGGTCTGAGACTTTATCAATAACGTGAACTGTCTCGTGACGTTCCACATACCAATTGTCATAGTAACCAAAGTGACCGTTATCTGATTCGTCCAATGTCTTTAAACCAGCCGTCCAGAAATCGTGATCTCTAAGATAATCTGGAGCCTTGAGGAAAAGTCCCCATCGATCTTCTAGAGGAATAGACTTATCTTTAATAGTCGCTTTAAACTTCTCACTGGCTGCTGCTATTGCTACTTTGTACTGTTCGATGAATTCTTCAACTTCACCAATTTTCTCTTTTGCTTCTGCGAGACTCATTTACTACTCTTTGTTTGGTAGCTGTTCGTGGGAACGATCCACGGACCTACGCCTTATCAAGACGTTGCTCTGCCACTGAGCTAAACAGCCATTGTTAAACTGGTACAGGATGAGGATTTCGAAACCCCGACCTTCGCTGTGTAAGAGCGTTGCTCTGCCTCTGAGCTAATCCTGCGTTATTGGGTTGCAGAGATGGGACTTGAACCCACGGGGCCTTACGGCGACGGGTTATGAGCCCGCCAAGCTACCAACTACTCTCTACTCTGCTACTGATTGGTGCGACATCGTGGTTTCGAGCCACGCTTTCAAGCTTTTCAGGCTAGCACTTTCACCAGATTAGTTTATGTCGCATTGAATTTTTGGAGCCACGTAAGAATTTCGAAATCTTGGCCTACGGTTTACAGGACCGTTGCTCTGCCTCTGAGCTAACGTGGCGTACCTTATAGAGAATGTTTTATTTCCCTGAACATTTCCACTACATCTTGCTCAGGAACCCATTCTCCATTTTTAATATCTACTGACCATTTTTCTAACAGTCGTTTTTCTTCTGCTTTGCGATCAACTACAAACATGTAGTCAATTACTCTGTATCTTTTAAGAGGGTCATACGTTTGATACTGTGACAATCGTTTATTTACATCTTGAGTCATACCTACTTTAACAAATCCTGGAAAAGCCGGATTCCCAATTAAGTATACGATTCCACATTTTACTTCCGTAGCTAATTTCTTACTACCAGTAGTAACCTTCTCTATTTTTTGATTTTCTTGTTCAAGCCTAACTTCGTTTAGATTCATCAGGTTTATACCTGAGAGCTTTTTAAAATAACGAATTTCGCTGGGCTTTGGATTCCAACCAGTCTTAGGAGGAAGTATCTCTCTATATATTTCAAAAGAAGTATTTATTAAAGCTGAAGTAACTTCAAACAATCCTTCTTTTGGAATCAACCCTCGTTCAATCATCTTACCAAAAATGATCTGAGCGTTTTTGTTGATTGCCATTTACTACAATTACGTAAACTACGTTAAAGTTATGCGGCTACAAGTTTAACGTCATTACCGTGGGGACGTTCCCATTCCGAGGAATGCGGCCTGTATTGGGTACTACGCAACCTAACAGGAGAGGTTCTTTTAGCTGATAGTCAGCTCTTGTTCTTGCTTCGCTTTCTCTACTACGTCTAAATGCTTTCGAATCCAACGCATATAAAGCATACCTTTATCCATGCTAAGAAACTCTGCATCACCAGTGTCTTCTACTGGTACTGGAAATTCAAATCCGTTTCCAGTTACATACCAAAGATTACCTTTATGGTAACGCTTGAACTTTACTGGTCCAGCTACATATTCTTTAATACTCATCACATTACTCTAATGGCGACTTAAAGGAGAATCGAACTCCTATGACCGGATAGACAGTCCAGCATAATAACCGTTATATGATTAAGCCAAATTCTCGACTGACTTTCTGATTCAGGTAGCAGTCAAACCTGTTATTAAATCTGGAGTCCCCGGTACGATTTGAACGCACAATCTTCTGCTTTGCAGGCAGACGTATTAACCAATTCTACTACAGGGACATAAACTTTACAACAACGGTAATCCGCCAGTGATGCTATCGATCTTATCTTCGAAGTCCGGACCTACTGCAATGCAGGTATTCGTTGGGACTCCGTTGAACTCAGTTAATCCTGCATCGGTGATCAAAGAAGTAATTATGCCAGCTTCCATCGCTTTTGCATAGAGTGCCAGTAGCTCTTCTTCAGAATTTACATACACACATACTTTTTTGAAATTTCCTAAGAGCCAGTCTTTCATCCGCGTGTCTACATGCAGATGAAAATATGTAAGCTCCTGCTCATTAACTCTTACCTCAGTGAGGTTTTCGTAATGGCCTTGATCTAGAATCGCCTTCATACTCGCATGAGCACCTTGAGCGATCATCTTGCCTTTGCGCATATTCAAATCTTTGCGCATCACAATTACTTGCTTATGACTCATAGTTCTCCTCTATCTTTCATTTCCTGCATTACTCGAAGGACCCTTGCTCGCAGAGCAGCTTGGAACTCCTGCTCTCTAAGCAAGGCACGTTCAAACGGTGCCATCTGTCTACGTCTGTTCCATTCGATGAACCAAGCCTTAAGCTTTTTCATACGAACCTTTGTTGGTGAGTCAGGAAGGATTTGAACCTACGTACCCGGAGGGATCGCTTTTACAGAGCGACGTCTTTAACCACTCGACCACTGACCCTTTGTTAATCTTTAGAAGGATACGGTTTCCAGCCTGGATTGGCCTTATGAAACGCATCATTCAATTCTTTATACATCTTTGTAGCTTTGTCTGGCTCATTCGCCAGAAGTGCCTTGAACAGGTCGCTGTTCGTTGACAGGAGCATGTCCTTGTACTGCATCGTCTTCGCTGACATCTGGACCTCTCTCATCCATAAGTCTCAATTTTTCAAACAACTCTTTACGTTCTTCGTAGAGTTGCTGGAGCTTAGCCTTGGTTGTTTCCGATAACATCTGCCACCTTCCTGTATTTCTTTACAACGACTTCATACTCTTCCATTTCTGGGCATTCGATTTCTGGACCCTCGTATTCGAAAGGCATTTCATCCTGATTCTCAGTAGCACCTCTACTATAACTAGTAAAGTAAACTTTGTCACCATGCTTGAATAGTAGATTATGGATAACTGACCACCGACTATTATCGACTACCTTATCGGAGACAATGTCAATCGGTTGTTCTTCAAATTCGTAAATGTCTTCGCGAAGAAGATCTTGAAGGACACGCTTAGGAAACTTCTTTACTGGCATTTGAAACAAGCCCTAATTCACGTTGGAGTTTAGCAAGTTGTTCGAGTTTCTTTTCCCGAGCAGCAGCTTCGTTTTTAACGCGGTTGGCTTCTATTGCAGCTTTACGCTGAGCCTTTTTACGTTCCGCTTCTTCTTGTTTCTTTTTAACTTCGTCCAAGAGCGATGCTACAGTCTCTCGTACGAAGACTTCGTGATTCATAGGGAATTCAATAAGCTTGTATCCCTTTTGCCATTGGTAATCGTGAAGGAGTTGAAATTCCTCCTGAGTCACAATGGTCCACTCAGTGATATGTTCGATTATCTTTCGATAACTTTCTTCTCTGTCATCCCATTGTTCGTCTGAGAAGATAATGGCGATTTTACGGTCAGCCATGAGAACCTCTTTGTGGCGGTAGCTATCCGAGTCGAACGGATGGACCTGTTACAGTCGGCAGTTTAGCAAACTGCTGGGTTAGGCCTCTCCCCCAAACTACCTATGTTAATGGAGTCGCATATGGGAATCAAACCCATCTCTACACCGTGAAAGGGTGTTGACCTAATCGATAGTCGAATGCGACGTTGTTACTGGAGGAAGATGCGTGGATTTGAACCCGCGAGTCCTTTCGGACTGTCACTTTTCAAGAGTGGTGCAATAAGCCAGACTCTGCCAATCTTCCATATTTGTTACTGGCAACGGCGACAGGACTCGAACCTGTGACACACGGAATCAAAATCCGTTGTTCTACCAACTGAACTACGCCGCAACTAAACCTTTACAGGTTCTTTTAGTTCTACGCCGTTAAGATGGGTTGCTACTGCTTCGCCCGTCTCTTCGTCAAACTTGATTCTGATGCCTACTTCGTAGCAGACATACGCAAATTTGTAAGCGTCTTCTTTCGACAGCATTAACTCTTTTGCTTGATGATAGTTACTCTCTTTACTGCTATGCAAATAAATAGTTGTTTCTACCATAATTATCCTTTGGTACGACTGGTCAGACTCGAACTGACAGGCTACTCGTTCTAAGCGAGCAAGGTATACCGGATTCCCTTCACAGTCGCATTATTTGGTGGAGAATACCGGGATCAAACCGGTCACCTCCGAGGTGCAAGCTCGGCGCTCTCTCAAATGAGCTAATTCCCCATAAACTTTACTTATCGATGCTGTGCTCCGGCCCCGGGAATCGAACCCAGCTTTATATTGATTAACAGTCAATCGCCTACACCTTGCTTGCTCGACCGGAACAAAGCACCGATAAGTAAAAATGATTTTAATACGGAAAACTGAATTGTGTCAACACTTTTCTATCGACAAAAGTCAGGACGATGTAAAGCCTGCATAATAAGCTCCATATCTTCTGGTTTAGAATCGATGTTGAAACCCTCGCTTCTGCCGTATGTATATAGCTTTCCGTCGTTATCAGCACCGATATAACCGGCGCCAGTAACCTTGCCACCAGATGTTCCACTTCTGAAAAATAGAAACGCATCCTTGTGATACAACGCGTCCGGAAAAATAAGCGCATGCTTATCATTCACAATAATATACTTCATCCCCGTATCCATGTCTAACCCCGTAGTATTATGTTATTTGAAAGTGACGTATGGTGGTTTAGTATATTGATACTTCATTCCATACTGCGTTATTTTGTGGCTGAAGTTATCCTTGCGTTCATCAGCAAGTTGAGCTTTCTGCTCTCTTAAAGTTTTCTGCTTAGGCCCGTGTCCAAGCCAGTTACCATTCCTAGTGCGCAAAACCTTAGTGTCGATCCACCATACTTTCATGATGGCCCACTCTCTGATATCCCGCTTAGGTGGTGCTTTGAACTTAGGACCTACATTATGCATAGGCTGTTTACAGGATGGGCAGATACTTGTTTCTTTGAATACATGTCTACAGTCGAAACAAGCGTGCTTACCCTTTCCTCCGCCTCTTTTCTTAGACGGTTCTCTGAACATCAGTGATACGTTGGCTTCAAAGCCATACGTTCCTCTACCGGCATCGCTTCGATTTGTTTGCAGATTTCTTCGTAAGCTTCCGGGTCTTCTTGCTCAAGCTCTTCAAGATTAAGAGGCTCAGAGTCGGCAAAGAAAGAACCGTCTGCGACTGACTCTTCGATTTCTTTGATAATCCTTTGTGCTTCTTCTTCACCGACTTCCTCTACGAGGTTAGCTAGAGCTTGGGGAGCGAACACTACTTTCATTTTTAGTCCCGTCCAAAAAAATTGGGATCACCATCGTCTTTAATGGAATCCTCGGGTACATCATCGGCCTTAAATAGCTGGAGATCACCGTCGTCTTTTAGCGACTTCCAACCCTCGTTTTCAAATACGTCTTTAAACAGATTCATACTTATTCAATACTTCTTTACTGAGATTGTATCTAGTAGCAATAATATACAATCCATCGAGCCACATATCAGGAGTATCCTCATCGTGAAGTGACTGAAGACCAGATAGCACGATGCCTACTTCGTCTACGTTTTCAAACAATCCTTGAAGCTTAGGATAGGCTGAAAGAACGTGGCTTGAAGTATGATTCTCCATTCGTGGATCATAGAGGTCGTCAGGGATCAAACATCCTACCGCACACATCTTTCCGTTTTCTCCACGATATGCGCAGTCTGTAGTAAAAAAGCCAGAGTCTACAGTAACGGTGCTGGTACTCTGCTCCATCTGCGCCATAAGATGATCTGCAACTTTGTCAAACGTTTGTTGAACCGTCAAAGCCATGATGACTCCAAATTGTTGGTCCGACTGACCAGATTTGAACTGGTACGCCCATTCGGGCCCGAGGGTTTAAGTCTCGTGCGGCTACCAATTACGCCACAGTCGGAAAGCTAAAAGTTATAAGAGCAAAAAGAGCAAGGAGAAAACTTTTTCTCCGTAATACTCTTATACCAAATAACGTCCGTTTTAGGAACGGACAAATCCTATTCCATGACATGCATCTACGAAAATGAACGGTTGTTTAATTCTCGTATATAGCTGGTCAAGCCAAGCGTCAACTTCTTCGTTCTCGAATGACAATCTCAGCAATGCGTCGTACCGATCCCGGCTAATTGCTGCAACATCACTCGATGCTGTAAATCTAGCCTTCAGATAATCGTAGTCAAGTTCAGCAAGAGTTTTTGGTTTCTCAGGTTTAGCAGGCGCTGGATTGGCTTCAGTATTCCAACTATCGAAAACTACCTTACCATCTTTGTCAGTGATAATAACCTGACCTGGTCTTCCATCTTCCCCTAGAAAAACCTCTGTAGATCGCTTCTTAAAAATTGAGGATAAACGGGAGCCCAGCCAAGCAAATAGCGTCAGCTTCATGATCTGTCTTAATTTCCTTTACGTTGGCAACGGCTTTCGCTGCTGCGATGCTAAATTTCTTATCCAGCTTATCGCTGGGGTTTTGAAAGCCTTGTTGCTTGAACAAAGCCTTGACGATATTCATCTTCCAATCAATAGCCCTGAATAAACGTACTTCATGGCTAGTGTAATAATCGGTGCCTACCATCAAAGCACCGACCATCATTGTAATCGTTTCACTTTCCGTAGTCACAACATTGTTGTACGGAACGTATCTCTCGATACAGACTTTGACATTGTCTCTCGGCCCTGTCAGAGCCATAGGAACGTTTTCGTCAATGATCTTAGAGATGTGATTGACTGTTCCAACAATACCCATTGTGGACGGGTTAATAGCAGAAGAGTATACAAGCTCAATAGGCTCGCCTTCAGATACTTTCTTGACGATGGCAAAGCCCAGATTCTTCCAACCTGGATCAATGCCAATCCCAAACTTATGACTGGCAACGACTTCGCTAATCATGCAAGTACGATCCGCTTTTCTTCATTCGGTGGTTCCTTCTTCATTGCATATTCCAGGAAATTAGCAACTGCGTTAGGACCGTAGAGTGTGCTCATCACTTCGATTGCCATATACTGATACTCGTCATTGGCAGTCTTAAGATCTCCGCTCATCGTAGCTGCGGCTGCTCTAATGGCGTATCTTTTTACTTCGTCCCAGTCAGGATCTGAAATCTGATCGGGAACAACGTAGGGTTCTCTATTAATGTTCATAGTTCAATATCATCAAATGTTGATTCATCAAGTGTATTAACGATACCCTTAACGTAGGAAGTCTTTTCAGTCTCTTGTGGAGCAGGCTGCATATCACCTTCATTCAGCCACTTACCCATCCAAGGAAGCGGACGAGTCTTAGGTGAAGCATCAGGATATTCCATATGAATAGCCCGCATACGTTTTGCAGCTGTAAAGTCAAGTTCTGAATTAAGCATCGATTCATTAAGACCGATCAACGAACCTTCTTTGAAAAGAAACTTGTTAAAGGTCTTTTCTTCACTCACGACTTCCATGAAAATATGCATGGATTCTTCAAGACAATCTTGTCTGATAACAAAGAATTCTTCATCGTCATCAGGTAGTGTACGAAGCAGCGCAGTCGTGAAGGCAACGTGCATCAATTCATCATTTGCAATCAACTTAATCAGACTCGAATTACCGATCATACGGCCAGTCTGACCAAACGAAAAACTACAAGCGAAGGAAACAAAGAATCGAATACCTTCAAGAGCATTGATCGACTGCAGAGCCAGCCAAAGCTTCTTTTTCAGCTGATGCAAAGTAGTCATGTTAAGACGATACTTCGCAGTTTCCATCAACAGTTCATCGTAATAGCGGCTAATACTTTCACCGGCCCTGACGATAATGTCAATGTCCTTAATGCTTTCCGTTACTTCTGTCGGATTATTATATACGTTTTTCAGAATGTGTTCATAAGTCATGTTATGAACTTCTTCGAAATACGTGATGATATTGATACAACGTTTAATCATCGGATCCGAAGCCAGAGGTAGCAAAGCTTCTGCCAAGCCTAGACTCTGAATCGTATCCAGCATCATTTGACGCTTAAGATTCGACGTAAAGATAAACTGTTCGTTAGTAGTTAGTACGTCATAGAAATCAATCTTGTCTTTCGTCAAGTTGATCTCAGTACGTTCCCACTTTGCTTCATCCATCGCCTGCGCTTGCTTCTCGAAGATCTTGTACTTGACAATATCCGAACGAGAAATATCAACAGTACCGGACTCGTCTAGAAACAACTTGATATCAAGCGGAGACTTGTCGCGGATTTTAAATACGTGTAGGGGTGATTCTTGTGTCATTCGCCAATCTTATACTCGTTAATAAGTCTAAGCATAAATTCGTTCTCTGCTTCCAGTCGTGCGCTCTGTGTAAGCATAGTTATAAATTCATGAGATAGACTGTCGTGCTTATCGCAAATCTTTAGGTACTCTCGCGCCAACTCTTGAGCGTCTACCGCAGTGTAGTTTTGACTAGGATAAATAAACTTATTAGCCAACGCATAATTTCGTCTACTTCTAGTGTATTCTAAAGCCCTATTTGCTATTGCCCAAATTATACCCATGATGAAAAAGCCGGGTTTCCCCGGCTCCTCTTATTCCCCTTCTATTCTATCCGCATCACTGACTCTTACTTCATCAGTGCCGAACAGATCGAAGAACGCTAGTGTGTATGCAGATGCTTTCTCATACCCTTTGTCATGGTAGTAGTCTCCGAACTCCTGGAGAATCTCACCGTCCATTTCGACAGTCACTTTCGTGTACATGTCGCTTTCTTCATTATCGAAATGTCTAACAATAACTAGATTGTACATCTTCTACCTCAAATATGGCAAGCGCCACCTTCACAACCTGCATCTGAATTATCCTCTACGAAACCGAGAATTTCTGCTTCGCCCGGCTTCTTTGTATTTTGGTAATAATGGTTTTTATTACCCAAGGAATAACTGTACATAATGTCCTGACCAAGAGTTGCTGAATCAAGCTTTTCATCTTTAAAGAACTTCGGGTTATACGACATGTTTACAGAAATAGCTTGGTCTACATACTTCTGTAGAACAGCGATTACTTCCAAATACCCACGTGGACTTCTTTGATCCCACAGCCAATCATAACTGTGTCTAAGTTCATCGATCTCCGGAACTGCAATCGGAGGTGCTGCGTCTTTAGATGACTTAACAATGATCGGACCCATTGCTGGCTCAACGCCATTGGTTTCGTTTGACAGCTGGCTTGAAGTCTCTGAGGGCATCAGAGCCATTACCGTGCTGTTACGAATACCATGCTTCTGGATCATTGCACGGAGCCAAGCCCAATCCATGCGTTCGACGTGCGGCAGGATCTTATCCAGCGCAGCAGTACGAGTCATGTTCGGAGTCCAGCCATCTGCATACTTTGTCTCTTTCCAAAGCGGGCAAGGGCCTTTCTCGATAGCCAGTTCCATCGACGCCTTAAGCAGATAGAACGACCAGGCTTCAGCAAACTCGTCAACCAGTTGCAGTGACATGCGGCTGTACGGCATACCCTTCTTTGCCAAGAAGTGAGCGAAGCCGATGATACCGATGCCAATAGGTCTACGAGCCATTGTAGACTGTCTTGCTGCCTCTACTGGGTAGTCTTGGTAGTCCAGTACTGAATCAGCCAGACGAACCGCTATACGGCACGGAACTTCAAAGTCTGATGGCTTGTTAATCTTGCCCCAGTTCACAGCACCGAGTGTACAGATGCTAATCTCTGAAGGAAAGCCAGCTTTGATATCGTCAAACGGAGTCGTCGGAAGAGTAATTTCAACGCACAGGTTCGTCATGTAAATGGGAACCTTGAACGAAGACTTATCATTGACGTGGTCAACGTTACTGATATAGATCCGGCCAGTGTTACTACGTTGTGTAATCAGATCATTAAAAAGCTTTTGTGCTGATACAGTACGACGACGAATGCTTTTATCTGCTTCATACTTTTCATACAGATATTCAAAGGCAACTTGGTCTGCAAAGAATGCATCATACAGCCCTGGTACTTCATGTGGGCTGAACAGAGCCAGCTCTTTGTTCTCTTTAATACGCTTGTAAATGAACCTATTGAACTGAACACAGTAATCTGCTTGACGATTAGTCTGTTCTGCAGGAAGCGTTGAATCTTTAAGCAGAATTAGTTCTGGAGATTCGTAATGCCAAATCGGGAAGTTAAATGTTACCGCACCATCTCGCATACCACCTTGTGAACAACTTTTGGTTGTTGCCGTCGCTTGCTTAATAAACGGAATCAAACCAGTATGTACTGCTTCACCACCTTTAATAGGACAACCGAGGCCACGATTACGACCTACGTTTACACCTAGTCCAGCTTTGTTTGATACGTATCGTTGAATCGCATGGTTAGATGCGCTGATACTATCAATGGTATCCCCCATGTCTACTAGAACACAGGATGAGAATTGTTTTAGAATTGTACGAACACCAGACATAATCGGGCTGGGTTCACTGATGTCAAATAGACTCAATGCGTCATACGCTTCTTTGATAAGTTCCATGCGGTTAGTTTCGTTGCGCAGTAATACTGCAGGAACGAGAATAAACGGAATCTGGAAACTTTCGTAAATCTGTTTTGTTACTCGATTCTTACTAAGGTACTTGACACGCATTTGTTCTGCGCCAGCTAGACGAAACAGTTCATCACGATCATGATCAACCATTTTATTAAGCTGTTTCCATTCTTCCTCGTTATACATACCGAGAATATCTGGATCATACCGGCCAATCTCTATATTTCGTTTTACAGTGTCATACAGAGCTGGAACTTTATATGAACCATATGCATCCTTACGTACGATAAAGGAGATGATCTTACCACCGACTTTATCATAATGTGACTTACCTTCGATCATCAGGCTTTTACAAGCTGAGACAATGAACTCGTTAATCTCACGAGTAGTCATATCATCATGAAAGTTCTTAGCGATTTCCATTTCCAATTCTGATGGAGAAACGCCTTCAATACCTTCACAACCATAAGCACATACTTTGTGAATCTTATTACGTTCTAGTTGAACCTTTTTACCACTCTTCTTTGTTACATACTTCATTTGCGTTACTTCACTGTCTTGGTTTTCGATAATCATTATTTGCCATTACTGTCTGAGTAGGGTCATGGACTTATTCCATGACACGAATTCTTGGAGGGAATTCTTAGTATAACCGTTTCTCAGAATACTGCAGCAATGGCTTCGTCAGTATTTTTAGCACCGACATAATACCCATACTACGTAATACTTTTCTTTTTCCGACTAAAAAAAGAAGGTGCGAAATACCGCTACGCACCCCCTCTCTTCCGTACTTTACTGAACTGCCTTAATGAGTTCATTCGACAGACGTTCTGCCAAAGCATTGTCTTGCGCTTCGGTAGGGTCGTCTTGATTCACAGGCTCACCAGTCGTAATGTAAAGCCAACGACCTTTCTTCAGAGCACCGATTTGGTTGGAGTCCGTAATTTCAGGACAGATTTCCCAACCAGGTTCGGTGCGAGGATGAAAACGACAATCCGTGGGAGCATTGTCAGGGCATGCGCAATAACGTGTCCGGATAGCTGTTGGATAAACAATAGCTGGACCTTCCGCGTTTGCGGCATTGAGACGGTCACGAAGACTGAACTCGAATGCCTGAATTTCTTCTACGTTTCTTTCAGACGACACTTATTTCTCCTTATTGCACAAGTGTACTTGCAACTCGTTCCCGTTAGGGAGGCTCGGGTCGAGGACGGCGTAGCCGTTCTAAGTAGGGACCCGAAGTTTATTACCAGAAAGTTACTCGCTGGCCTTCGTTTTAAAACACTAAAACAAACACATACTTGCAAGCTACCGTAAAACATCTACGGTATTAAAGGTACTACTGGGGTAAACTCGTGGTTGTGTACCTGGTCTGGGTAAAGACATCCTTCGATGTCTTCCCAGAGAGTAAAAGAGGAAGTAGCTTCCTCTACCATCTGCTATTACGATGACTATACTTTACCCAGATACTTATACCACGATTACGTCATTTATTTAAAGACGCGGATCCATTTCTTTCTCTTGGTTGAGTTGCGAGATCATCTTCACAATCAACTCAGTCATTGCAGGACCGTTGTCAGCCGAAAGCATCTTCGTTGCCAGTTCGAACTCCTTGATAGAGACCTTCAGTTTACCACCAACTCGCTTCTGCTTGCACAGTGCTTCGTAGCGACGTTTGTAGTCGAAGCCATAGACGAGAGTCAGGTAATTTTCATTCCGGACTTTCATATACGGTGCTACGTCTTCAGGTCCGGCGAGAGGTTTAATGACAACACCCTCCATGCCGTGTTCGATAGTCAGTTCCTTGAAGAAGTTTTCAGCCATTTGCAGCTGGCTCTCATCATCGAGATCGATGACCAGCCAGTCATCCCCATTCACTTCATCGAATGAGTCAGCTTGTTCAACGCGAGTAAATACATTGCCATCGATTTTCAGAATTGCAAACGGCTTGTAATATGGCTCGCCAGTTGCGGAGTACAGATTCAGCGTATCCGAAAACGTCTTCAGATCGTTCTCAAGCAAATCCTGAGCATCGATCTTCTGCTTAAAGTCAAGCTTAGCAAATTCTTCGTCCTGAGCAAGTGTCGAAAGCTCATAGTGTACAAGACCTTCATACGCTTTGAACTGCTCTTCAACAAGACCAGTACCAAGAGTCGTCCACGGCAGAAGCTCACCGTCCAGAATAAGTTCATCGAACGAATTCGGAAGGAACTTTTCTTCATACTCAGCAAGAAGCTTCTGAAGCATAACAGTAAGCTCTTCTGTCATGCGAATCTTGAATCCATTTCTGGAAACAAGGAAACACTTCTCCGGTTGACCGTGATACAGATACGCCTGACAACGTGAGCCCATGTACTTCGGTTGAATAGCAACCTGATCTACACCCTTGTCTTTGAAGTACTTAAGACCAGCTTCAAGGCTTTCGATCTTACCTTCGGTTGACGGAGCCGGAGCCATCGTACCAGAAATGTACTTAATGCCGTTCTTCAGCGTACGATTCAAAAACTTCATGTCGTCTGGAGACAACTTATAATCATAAATGCTGAAGGGACGCTCCTTCAAACCGATAGGTACGGTCAAGTCAGACTTCAACTCTTTTTGATGCTCGACCAGCGACTCGGTCTTGACATCGACGTAAACATATCGATTGTTTTTGTACGAAAACGCAGTAAGCTTGTTACCGTACACTGCTCCGGTATCCAGGAAGATCTTGTTACGGAACTCAATCTTACCGGCATTGTGAGCAACGTGACCGAATACATGAATAGGATGGTTACGAACAGCCTGATCGAAGATGAACTTGTACGCTTCACGATAGTCTTTATCACGACGACCGAAAAGATTACGCTGCGCCTTAAGTGCATCATTGCTCAGCTTACCCAGATACTTGTTTTCACAAGGAGCATGGGTTACATACACGGTTCGTATATCCCGTCCAAATACTTTCAGGAACGGAGTAGAGTGATTGTCAAACAAGTCAACAAGCACGGCGGCAAGGTCAGGACGTTCCAGGAGAACCTTAAGTGAAGACATATACTTAGCCTCCAGTTCAAGATCAGGATTTTTGATTTCGCCCTTGATACGCTTCACAGCGTAGCTCTCATGGTTTCCGTGAATGATACGGCCACCTTCGTCAACAAACTTTGAAACCAGCCGAAGCATGTTCTCCGTGTCATTGCCTTTGTCTAGATAATCACCTACAAGAACGTTGATACTGTCCTTAGGCAACTTCTCCAGCATTTCAGTAAGACCCTTAACGTGCTCATGGGTATCACCGATGATGTTCAGCTCTTTGTTCGAAGTCAAGTACAAGCTGCTCTTGGCATAAACATCGAGGTCTTTGATTTCAACTTCGATATCAGCCCAGTACTTCGGATCACGTTCACGGATACGGATGTTTCCGTCGTGTTCTTTTCGGCCAAGGTTAGGAAGAACGTGCTGCTTAAAACGAGCTGCACTGCTGTCTACTACTAGCTTTTCTTCCGGCGTAGATTCAGACGAATATGACTTATTGGTGTACTCGAAAGTAACCAGTTCAGTACGATACTCGTTGGTTTCCGCAAGAGTCCTGACTTTCTTTCGGAACTCGTCGTTCATGCCAGTCGTATCAACGATCACGAACTCGCTGTTGACAGGGAACATGATCGCAGCTTCAAGTTTCGCCATCAAGACCTTAAACGCGGCCTCTGAAGCCTCCGCCATGAGCGGGGAATACCGATGGAGGTTCTTATGGCCGTAAAGGCTCTCACGCTCGGAATCGGAGCTGATAATAGGAATTGCACAGCTCGCTCCAAGCCCTGCTTTGGCCATTTCTTCGCCAAGCGCAAGTTGAAGTTGGTGTGAGAACGTGCTCTTACCGCACATCGAAGGTCCGACGAGAATAAAAACGGTATGGAGCTTAGTTTCGATTTTCATGCTTGATCCTTGTTCTTAGTTACTACCACCATCGTCGAAGTAGCAATGTTATTTACACTATCACCGATTCCTTGAACAGAAATAGAGATTGCATGACCTTCCGAAACATTCCAGAACCAGTCACCGAATTCTTTAAGGCCCGGCTCCCACTTGTGATCATCATGACGGAACTGTGTTTCGTCCATCAGATAGTTCACATTGAATTCCTTGTTAGGAACCGTGAGAATCAGCTTGTTGAAGTTAGTCTTCAGCACGGCTTGAATCAGCTCTGCTGCGACATCCTTTTCCATGTGTTCAAGCACTTCAGTGATGAGTACATCAGCTCCATCGAATAGAGCGCTGCAATCGTCAATTGATTCAGGAGTTGCTGCTTCTTTGAAGGTGATATTCTCAACTCCTCGACCACTGGCTTTCCCCACGGCGTTCTCACGTACTTCGTCATCCGCTTCATACGCAAGGATTTGTTCATACTTTGCACTGAGCGGGATCGAATAATTGAGTTCGCCGCACCCAATGTCAATGAGGACCGACCCTCCTCCCAAATGCGGGAAGATAGCCTCTTTACGTTGACTGAGAGTGTCCCCGTGCCAGAGGTTAATACTGGGCGTATCGAGCAACGGCTTGTTTTTAGCAAAGGTTTCACGATTCGTAAACACATTCCGTTTAAAGAGGTATCGGATGAAGTAAGGTGCATCGATGCGATTAATTGCATTGATGTACTTTTCAATGATATCTCCCTTAAGGTTGACGTAAATGCTCTTTGTCGTAACGCAGAACATCAAGAAAATAACCATTGCTGCATTCAGAAGATGATGAACACTAGGTCCGACAATGCGAACTTTGTATGCATGACCAGAAATCAGTTCTGCATGAAAGCTGTAGCCTTGATCGAAACCAAACGGCCCATTGAAATGTTGCTCCATGTGCCTAAGCGTGCTTGCACTGCGAATCTCAACCGTAGTTTCGAGCCATGCGCTAAAAGGAACACTAGCATCTTCTTCCTGATGTTCTTTGAACGCAGTTGCCAGGCAGTTCGTCATCAGGCTAATCGGAAGGTACGGCGAAGCATAGCGAGTACGATCAAGATACTCAAACTCCTGGTCCCGCCCTTCGGCAAATGAGCAGTGCAGAGCATGATCCTTGAACCACAACCTAAAAGCTTGGTCTCCTTCTAGAAACCATCCGTACACTGAACCTTGTCGGATGGACTTCTTAAACGGATCTTTCGATTCACGAATCGTTGCGGGGTTTTTCTGAATGACCCAAGAAAACTTCGGGTTACTAGACCCAAGAGTAAGCACTGACATTATTTAACCTTTTTGGAAGAGAGGTTTATGGACGACATAAATGATAGGACGAATCCTATCGTAATACTTCACTTATACCAAAATCATAGGTATTGTGTGAAAGGTCCAGTTGGATCTGGTTGGCGAGTGAAGGTTGCTGGGCCTTTAAAGGCGTCTTCATAATAACCGCAAGACTTACATTCTACCCAAAGAGGTGCATTGACTAGACGGTGTTTATTCAATTCGCCGCATTCAGGGCATTCTTCTAGGATATTGGTCATTGCAGTTTCCACATTTCGTAAGACCGTTTTACATCTTCGGTCAGTTGTTCCAATTTCAGACTATCTACCATTCTCTGAAAGGCTTCTCTGTCTTCACCTCTGTAATCAGACATGAAGTTTCCAAGCTCTTTACCGGTAAGGCCAGTCCACTCAGATACGTTATTACCGTTGAACTTATCCTTAACACGCTCTGCTCGGAAATAGTCAAGCGTGGCCTTGATAAAGTTCAGACCTATCTCTTGTGGCTCAGCTTCAGAAGCCAGCAGGATGCCGAGATCTTTTGAACCTCGCTTATCATTAAGATGTTTATTATCCATCCACTCCAAGAAAAGCATATACGTATTGCGTTTCTTATCACGGACTCGGCCTACAGCATTACGATTTTCCAACAGGTAATTCCACTTAGTGAAGTACTTGCTTGAGATTACGTATTCAAAGATAGCTTCCAGGTTATCAAATCCCAATGCATACCTGGAAGGGTCGTATCCGAGAAGATCGAGGGCCTTTTCAAAGTTCTGAGTGATACAGATTTCTTTGACAAGAGTGGTTCCGACGATGTACTTATACCAGAGACCGTCGTGGCCAAACTTGAGACCGAGCCCATGAGCAGTCTGACCGATAAGATTACCAAGATCATTGAAAGCAAAATACTTAAAGGCAAAGTCATGGATTTCTCTAGGGACGGTAATGAAATCAATTTGAAAAATGGTTCGCTTAAACATCAAACCAGAAATGTCTAAAGCGAAAGAGATAACGTTTCCGTTAGTGTGAACCTCAGGAGAGTTAAGAGCTTTTTCGCAAAACTCTCTAAGAGTCTTTATCTCAATACCTGAAATCAGAATGTCAAGATCACCAAAACTCTCTTTCTCTCTATATGCCGGAATAACTGAAATGATTGCGTCTGGAAAAGCTTCTTTAAGAACAGTACTCGTACCTTCTGCTACATAGTCGTAGTACTGTTTCTCCAGACGGACTGCATTGCTGATTGCATTACCGCCCATGACTTCCTCACTTTTTTGCAGCTACAAGATCTGAACCAAACTTTACAACGATAATTACGAGTGCAACCGGAAGGGTGATCGGCCAGAACAGACAAGCAAAGCCAAGCAGAAGTCCATACACAAACATATGAATCGTGTGGTAAGGCAACTGACGTTTCTTGTTAAGACCAAGAGCTACCGTAAAGGCAGCTACCCACAACAGAATTGCGAATAACAGATAGTCCACTTAATTCTCCTTGACGGCCTTATCGACCTTATCCAAAATAGTAAGCACCTTGTCAATATCAAACTTGTCTTCAGTGCGAGCACCGGATTCAAGATCGATCCAAACGAAGCCTTCTTCCACATCTTTGTGTTGCTGTAGCAATTCGAACACTGTTTGTTCTACGTTGTCTACGTTGATTCCACCTGCATAACCTACGTCATACCGGCTAGCCCAAGGTTCTGGAATATCCGGCCATCCTGCTTCCTGCCAGGAAATACCTCTGCCGCCAGAAGCGTCAAGGAGAATTTTCAGATCAGGAGGTACATCTTCATCGAACATTCCATTGAGAAGAATGTCGGTGTTCTGACTATACTGGACGATTACAGTATTCTTCTCAGCCTTTGCGAATTCAAAGATCAAGTCTTTGTTTTCCGCAGTCAAGAAATTGAACTGAACTGCGTTGTACCCTAGCGTTACTTCGTTTTCGAAATGTTTCCAAGAAGACAGAAACGCCTCTACCGATTTGCCACAAAGATGCGCAGCAAGAGTGTAGTATTCACCTCTATCGTTCGTTGCCCAGTACAGCTTCTCCCTCCACTGTGCTGTTGGGTAACGAGGTTGGCCCTCACGGGATTTAGAAAATAGAATGCCCCATTCAACGAATGGATATTCACGACCGATATCATCCAGAATCGACGGATCAACTTCGTCGTCTGCGCCGGTAATAGTAACGCCTAGTTCAATCATTGTTATTCCTTACGCTAGAGCTGCGGCTTCCGTAGCCAATTTATCTGCAAACTCGTTCCACTTATTTCCCGAATGGCCTTTTACCCATTGCCATTTAAGCGGAGGAGCCTTTTCTACCAAAGAGTCTAGTCGTTTCCAAAGATCCTGGTTCTTTACAGGCTTCTTATTGGAGCCAATCCAGCCTTTAGCTTTCCAACCCTTAATCCATTCTGTAATACCTTGCATGACGTATTTGGAGTCAGTAATGATAGTAATATCCTTTTCTCCGTCCAGCATCTCTAATGCAGAAATAACAGCCATTAACTCCATACGATTATTTGTCGTATCTTTTTCCCCACCATTACCACTGTGCAGATACTCCCCATCATTATAGGTGAATACATATCCGTGCCCACCCTTACCAGGGTTATTAAGGCATGCACCGTCAGTGTAAATTACTACTTTATCTACTTCCATTATTTCTTTCGCCAAAAGCGTGTTGATTGAGACGTTTATCTTCTTCAAAAGCTCGTTCTACAGACCATCTATTTTCTATTATCCTGCTATACATCAATTTTCTATCCAAGTGTAATCTATTACACCAGTTCACTAGCAAATCAGTTTCGCCTTTATATGTCAGCTTCACCGTAACGCCTCTATTAAGCGTCTGTTCTAAAGGAGTAGACCATCTACAATTTTCAAGGCTGTATTCTTTATCGGAGTCTATCCTATCCAAAGTCATACCCTCCGGACGTTCGCCCATATCTGCTAAGAAACCTTCGAACGATAACCATTTTTCACATATAAAGATGCCTCTGCCCCCATACAAATAGTAGTTATCGTCGTTAGGATTTAAACATCTACTTTTCATTTTTGACCAGGAAGTGTAAGTCCTGGAGGTATGCATCCCATGTTTTAAATTTGACGTTCTACCTACACATCCGCATGATACAGTTGCCCCTGATTTCAAGGCATCTCTACTTATAGATTTATCAATGCCACATTGACATTTGCAAATCCACATTCTACTGTCTCCGCTTTCGAAGTCCGGTTTAATAACCGTCACCTTCCCAAACACTTGACCGGTTATGTCTTTCCGGACTTTCCACATATTACGCCTTCTTTTTAAATAACATATCGTTAATTGCTTCTTGAGTTACTCCACGATGGACTTGTTCCACCTGGCCCCAGTTAAAACCGATTTCACCTTCAACACCAATCGGAAGAGTCAGCCAATCGAAATTCTCTACTGGCCATTCATTCATGTAATAGAATGCCGTCTCGATTACTTCTGCCGCACGCTCAATCGGTACTTCGAATTCAACTGAGTCATACACAGTACAGATACTTTTACAACGAGGGTCGATCTTTTGAATTGCTTGGTTAAGATGCGCAAATGTAACTAGACCAAGAGTCGAAGTTGCACTTTGAATCCGTACATTCTGAGCATTGCGCAGTGATGCGTTATAAGCTGCGGTCTTCTTGAATACTTCCTGTGCTACATACTCATGTTTGTACTGACCAAATGGTGTCCAGACTTTCTGGTTCCAACGTGCCATATTGTGTGACTCTTCAATATAATCCTTAACTCCAGGGTATGCATTGAAGTACATATTAACCAGACGTTCAGCTTCAGACTTGTCCAACTGCAACTGCATTGCAATACCACCTACTGAAGAACCATAAAGTATCGAAAAAGTTAAAACTTTTGCAACTTGTCGCATGCGTTTGTATTCTTTTTGGAGAGAATTACTCTTATCTTCCAAAATATGAATATATTCTTCGTATGACACGCCCATCATCGCACTGGCAGAATACGAGTGAAAGTCCAAGCCCTCGGCAATCGCCTTAAGCATATTCTTGTCACGACAGATTGCGCCTAGAATCTTAACTTCAGCAGAACTAAAGTCAAAGGCAATAAATACATTGCCGCTATCAACGATGTAGCACTCTCGTACATTGTATCCATGTTTAGGACGTGGAAGCTGCGTAAGATTAGGACTGTCGCCAGTGATCCGAAAGCTGCTAGTGCCAAACATGTTATAGCTAGGATGAATCCGACCATCACGCTTAACAAAGTCCTCCACATACGTCTTGATGAAAGTATTGTGAACACTATTAATATCCTTTCTCTTAGCCATATCTGCAAGGAACTGCAGCTTAGGATCTGGAGCATCATACTGGTTAGCCAGAGGATTTAACCCTGCCAGTGTGAGCAATGCCGCACCGTCAGTTGCATCATCACCAGACTTTGTCTTAAACGGAGCTACGAATCCAAGTTCTTCATAAAGCAGCTTACCAACTTCTGTACCAGAGTCTAGATTGATTCTTTTACCGATTGCAGTAAAGATTTTTTCATCAAACTCTTCAACTTCACGAACCATCTGTTCAGAGATCTTGCGGTTACGATCAACGTCGTATGCCATGCCATTGATTTCAAGATCGATAATGAACTCGTGACAGAACATTTCTGTGTTGATCACTGATTCGATGATCGCCGGAGCCTTTGCCTTAATCGGCGCTCCATTGGGACCTACAATCTGCACTTCTTGAGGTTTTACTAAATCAGACCATAGACCTGTCAGGACTTCTGAAGTGACAATGTTATCAATACCTGCATAGACGTAAAGATCTTCACTATCATAATCTTCATACGTTCTATAAATCTTCTTCTCAGCTACAGGTTCTTCAACCTTCGGTTTAGGCTCTGCTTTCTTGCGAGTCTTTTTCCCAACAGGTGTTTCTCGTACTTCAGCAATGACCTTCTCTTCTAGTACTTGCTCAGTCGAGGTCTTTGGCTTTGGGTCAATACGCTTAATCACTTTCTACCTCATCTTCTTCAGTTTCTTCAGTTTCTTCGGCGGCATTCTTAGTTAGTTTAGGTAGGAGGTCTTCATAACCACCTAATCCAGTCCAAGGAACAATATCCCAGACTGCAGTTTTCAAACTATAAGTACCCTGCGCACCACTATCAAGACTATGAAGAACAAGCAAAGTATCAAAAGCCATATTTTTCACCCGTACTTTGGTAGTGTGCCAAATGTACAAGATATCGAACTTAATGTTGTGCCCTACCTTCGGTCTTGGCCCTTCTAAGAAAGGAGTAACCAAAGCCCATGCTTCGTCTCCACTATACATCTTGTTCTCACGATGCCACAGTGGAACTACCAATGCTTTAACTTCTTTGTCAATTGGATCTCGATACCCGAACTGAATACAAAGCAGTTTGGCATTTTCAGCCAGCCCGTCTAAGCTGGTCGTTTCAGTATCTAGACTGATGATTGAGTTTGCTGGCAAACCATCAATGATAGCCATGAACTCTTTTACTTCTTCAATGCTTCGTGCAATGCGAATACGGTTCTGTTTATAAAACTCAATCGCTTCAGCTAACGTAGGCGGTTTAAGATGACCACGAGCCATTGCTGCGGCCTTCTTGAAGTCTCGGAGAATCACACCATACAACTCTTGTCCCCAGAAGGCTCCAGAGGCGTTCTGACGAATCATCGTCAATGCTCTTGGATGGATTGTGATAACTACGTTATCAACATACTCACCACGATTACCAGTATTGCTGTGTTTCTTATAACCCAACGCTTTAGTCACAACTGTTGCCAGACTGATGATGACCTTTGGTTTACAACGATCTATCTCAGCTAAAAGATAAGGTTTACATTTCATTAGCCGTGTTGCAGTTGGTGCTTTCCCTTTTGGAAAGTCTTCTTCTGTCGGACTACATTTAAGCAAGTTCACCAATCGGTACTTCAACGTTCCAAACCCTGCTTGTTTACAGAGATGGTGAATGATATCCTGCTGGATCTTTTCTTGCTGACCCTCTACTCTATCCCACTTCCCAGCGGGTGCCGCGTGATCCTGGATAATCAGAATATCAACTTCGTTTTGAGCAAGGCGAACAGCATCATACGATTTACATTTGAGCTTACAGACTTTGTCGCAATACGTCTTACTGATCTTGCTAAAGTCTTCCTTGCTATGGATTGCCACTTCTACAGACGTTGTAATCTTTCTCTCATACAACTCGTTCAGTGGAAGATCTGAGATCTTCGCCATTTGTTTCTTATTCCTTGTAAAACACTATTATCTCATTGAACGAGCGGCTCAACAAGACTTGACTTTTAGTGACTATAGTACGCTGAAACCATCATTACTGGTTCCGTGTAGCTTATACCATACTTCTCACAAAAATTGCGCAGCCTATCGATATCATCTTGTGTTACGCCAAGACATTCTTTATCAAGCTCTGCTGGTTCCCAGATTTCTCCTAGAGATAAATTCTTAGTATACAGAATATAACCAGGATAGTCACACGTGCCATACTTGGTAATACCTACTCCATAGTTTTCGAAAGCGTTATTTTTCCGCTTCCAGTACTCGCTGTATTCCTTGCTATTTTTCTCACAGTACTCTTCTTCAGGGCGCTTAATATTGAGTTCTTTTAAAATCAATTCCTGAATAGCATCTTCGACACCATCTTCAAGCTCTTCTATACCCAGAGCATTAGCGAGAGCTTTCTCGAATTCTTCGAACTCTTCCCATGCACTATCTGAACTACCTACATTTATCCCGAAGGACAAATTCATATGAATATCCAAACCCATTACTTACCTTCATGAAAAATCTTGAATGAACCTTGACTTACCGGCAGGGACGTAAGCTTAGGAACTTCCTTTATAACCTCGATTGAACTTCGCATTACTTCTCTTGAAGCTGGTTTGTTAGCATCGGGAATCAACGACCAGGTATGATCATCGATAGCCACCAGCCTCTTTACCTTCCTAGTGAACGTACCTTGCCTGAAGCATTCAAGGTAGTCGTAGAAGTTAATGCCTACTTCGTGAAGCATTTGAATCTTCTCAGCAGTGTTTTTATGAAGCAACTCTGAGTTGTTGAAGACCGAGTGCGCAGCCATGCTGACACTGTTCTTACGAGCATCCCACTGACGCCAAACAAAGTAATCATACGCCTGATCCCATTTTGGGAATTGAAATACACGAGCGTCGAACACAGGACGTGCTGCGAACTTGTTTGGCAAAAAGCCTTGAAGATAGCTGTTAAAGATCACCGAGCACTTAGCAGCGTAC